GGGTTTCAAATGTGTACAATTTGTGTGACATAGGTTATACTTTACTTCTTTTCATATTATAATGATTATATTTCTTTTTTCACCGGAATAAGAAGTATGTCACAGAAATTGTACACACAGAAAAACAACCTCAAAACCCCAAAAACGTTGAAATTTCAACGTTTTTAGGCCCTAAAAGGCGTTTTCAAATGTGTACAATTTGTGTGACAAAAGCGATTTGTGTGTACAATTTGTGTGACAAAGCCGATTTTGGCGTTTTTACCGCATTGAGGGCATTTTCGCTCATGTCACACAAATTGTACACATGTCACACAAATTGTACACATTTAGAAGTGCTTTTGTCACACAAATTGTACACATTTAGAAGTGCTTTTTAGTACCATTTATTCCCTCGAAAACCGGCGTTAGAGGGGTCGTACAGCGTAAAAGACATCTTTCCGACGTCCACGCAAGTCATCGCAAAACAGTCCGGACACCATACCAAATGATACTGTTCGTCACCGCTACTCAACGGGAACCACTGCTTCGCCAAAGCCTTACGCTTCTTGAACCAGATATAATTCCTGGTGTTCTCCTCCCTGACGTGGAATGCGATATCCTTCGATCGAACCGCGGAAGACATCATCAAACGACGATGCCCGCAAACTCGACCATGTCTATCCATACGAGCAGGAAGTTCATCCATCGCATGACGAATCACTGCCCCGCGTGATGGCGACACCGCAGAAAACCATCCATTGGTCTCGATCCATCCAGATCCATGTCTCCTACAGCGAGGACAATAGGCATTGATCTTCGCCTCGGTCATATCATATGATATCTCAGGATGTGCAAGATCCGTCTGCAACAGCAGAATATCACTCATGATGATCTCATGTCTCGGCGACAGATCATCGCATGACCCACGATGATCGATCAATCTCGCAATGGTATTCTGCACATCACTCATCGGGTCGACCAATTCGAATTCATTGATGCGCATGATCACTCCTTACCATAATCAAATCGCGTTTCCTGGTACCATGCAGAGGATGTGTCATAAGCACTGAATACATACTCCCGATGCTTGCGGCAATCAGGGCATATCACCTGATGGGTCTCGCTATATATATCCAAAGTATACCCATCCGGTTTCAACATAACCTGATCTCGTTCGATATGGGTTATTTGTCCGATCCCGTATCCAGCAGGATCGTCTCCGCAGAAACTCTCCTTGCTTTCCACCCATTCGTGCAGTTCTCGAATATCGAACGGATCGTGTTGTATGTTTCGGTATCCGGTATGGATATACACGACAGCCATTCTCCCTTTGGGCATAGTTACTCCTTTTGTCGCGCACTGCTCCTCAGGAACCCGGAAGCGTTGAAGTTCTCCTTATTCCGAAGGGCCCGGATGATTCCCAGATCCAAAGGCGCGAACGATCTCATGATGTAATAGTTCAACGTCTTATACGACGTGTCCAGCCTGTCGATTCTGCCGGCCGCCTGCTCCGCCTGTCTGTAACTGTAGGGCAGCGACCAGTACAGGACCGTGTTGCAGCTCGTGCAATTCCAACCCTCGGATCCGGCCTGAAACTGCACCGCATACACCCAGGAATTCCCCTGAGGCAGGTCATCGTGCCGGCCGCCATTGTACTGATATACCGGCACGCCCGTGACCTCTTCAAGCTTCAGAATCTGTTCGAGCTCGGCACGCAGCGTGTAGAATATAATCACCTTGCGATGATCGCGCACCACATGTGCAGCGTACGACAGACGTGTAGGATCCGTATCGATCACCCTCCGCAGATACAAGCACAGCTCTGTAGCATTGAGGAACGGCTCCTCCGTCTCAGGATTCCACCGCGTCTTCATCGCCTTGCGAACCGTCTCCTTATCATATGCGCAGGTCAGTTGATGCACCACGCGTTCGGTCTCTCTCGGCACCTCACAGGTCACCAGCACATGATCGCGACACCGGTTCAGATAGTCCTCGTCAACCCATCGGTCTATTCTCGGATACTTCGTGTACCGGGAATATACTGCATGACGACGAAAAAACTCTTTACGATCGCGGTAGAAACCATCCGCGACGAATATCGGGCACCAATCGCTCCAGGTGTCAGCCGGAGTCGCACTCAGCATTACCCAGGGATTACGCCTGGCGATGTGCACAAATGCCTCGCTCCAGGCACCCGAACCAATGGCGCGTTGCTCGTCGAATATGAACACGGCGGACGTATCGACGTATTTCGTGATGTTATTCCACGAATCCACCGTGACATGGACCCTACCCATCTTCTTCGAATTCTCACCCTGATGCAAGGCATAGCGATAGAGCTCGTCATCCCATTCGTGGTTATCGCGTTTCTTGGCGGTCGTGATGATCACCAGATCCGGACTCCCCGGCATGATCTGAAACAGCTCGCCATTGGCATTATGCGAGGTCCGCACCGTACAGCACTTGGTGACGTACCAATATAACGCCATGATGGACTTGCCGGCGCCAACTCCGGCCGCCAATACCTTGCCCGACCTCAGGGCCTGCACGCACTCGTGCTGAAACTGTCGTAAGTTGACACCAGGCATGATTACTCCTTATTATCTATCAAACAAAGAACGGATCAACATTCTCTTGAATATAACTTGTTACGGCAATTGACTTCGAATTCGTCAAACTCGTAACTTCATAAATTCTATTATCATCAGACAGATCAGTTACAACGAATGCGAAGTAGTTTCCTCGAATATACCCTCCAGTCTTTATAGACAGGTGGTAATCCTTTCGTCCATCAAACAACTTCTTTTCATCAATGTAACGACGAACTGCGTATTCAATCATTTGATAGTTCATTGTTTACTCTTTATTATATGCGAGAACGTCATCGAGCTGTTCGTCGATTTTACGTCGGATCTCTGGTTCGGTCATGCGTATGGCTTCATATGGTCGCAGTCCGACAGTAGTTCTCATGCGCTCGAGCATGTCGCACATCCAATCGATAAGCTCCCGCACCTCAGGTCGTCTATCTTTGAACAGCAGCACCTGATAGAGACCGCGTTCGTTGATGACCAGCATGGGTTGAGCGATAGCTTCTCTTTTACATGATGGGATGGACAGCTTTCGTATGTTATTTGCATCAATGCGATATGCTGTATTATAAGTATTGAGATCCAACGCGTCGCAAATATCCTTTAATACTGCATACCACGTTCCGCAATACTTCACGAAACGAACATTGTGTCCACACCAGTTCTGTACTTTGATTTCTATGATTTCCATGATTTTGCTCCTTATTATATCAAACCTAGTACTTTAACCGGACAAAGTACTAGGTTTTTACGCTAAATACAACATGTGGCCACAGAAACCTCGCGAAATGTGCACAATACGTGCACGAAACGCGATATATGTTTCCTGGCCACATGTTGAGATAGCATTTTCGGTCATTTCGTCACAGTCGGCTTGTGTTTTCGCACCATATCGCCGATATAATACGCAATGGTCGAGCGTTTCAGCTTAAGAAACTCCTCTTCAGATTGGTTCCAGCTGACAATGGCATGCCGATCATCCACATAGGATGCCGGCGCCTTGGCCGTCACCACCGAAGCGCTCCAGCAGAACATACCGATGGACCGATCGAGGTTGAGATGGACTTTCTTCTTCCACCCCCAGAACCAGGTGTCTTCAACGGGATCGTATTCGAATCCGAGGTTCTTGAGTTTCCATCGCAAATATGGTCCGATGCTGATTGAGGTCATGACTCCTCCACGCTTTCCGTCACCACATCATAGATCTGTTGCAGCTCCTCCGTCGTAGCCGCGCCCAAATGGATATCGGGACGCATGACATGGTTTAGACTGATGCAGATCATGGCCACGAAATGACCATCGGTCACCAAGGCCAGACGAGCCGTGAAATGACCGATGTTCTTATGACGCCATTTCGAGAGATTCGGCTGATCGTCGATGTTGCCATCCCAGACGAATCCCAGTTCGCGAAGCTTGTCGATCCATTCTGCTTTCTCGAGAGCCTGTTCGTGGGTAAGATTATCCTGTGTCATGGTGTTCTCCTATTCCTGCCAGATCTCACGATTATCCATCTTGAGGTATTCTTCCCGTGAGATCGGGATATAGACTTGTCGCCGGCAACGTGAGCACATTGCCAGACATTCGTACTGCATGGGACTGATTTTCCATGCATCGGTGATGATGATCGAGGCTCCAGCATGGCATGATAGCTGTCTGTGAGCCTTGTCGAATACGCTGGCCGGAGCCATGGCAAATATCCTTTCTCATCATACGTCTTCGAAGTGGAAGCCGCATAATATCCGTTGTTTCCTATATCCGTTCAGTATCTGTGAGATCTTGGTCTGGACCGTGTGAGGATCCTCATCGGTGTAGCCATGCTTGATGAGATATTGCGACGTCTCCATGATGGTAGGGAACACCAGATTGAGCTCCACGATACGATTCGGACGATGACGTCCGTGACGAGGATCGCTGTCGGGATCAGCTTGTTCGCCAAGCCAGGCTATGACCGTACGGTTGCCGTTGAGAATCGCCTCGACGGCGAATAACAAATCCGGATGCTTGATACGTGCATACTCGCGCAGCCACACGTCGTAGTAGCGCGAATACGCCTCCCAGGTACGCGGCGTATCAGGATTGATGGACTCCAGTTGTCCCACGGTCTCGCGACGGATCTTCATCATCTTGCCGACTTGATGCTGTGTGAGACCAAGCAGGCACCGTGCGCTGCGATATTCGTCAGGCGTTGGCATGGGACGGCTCCTTCGGAAACATCAGGCCAAGGATTCCGAGCTGGTCGAATTCATCCAGCAGTTTGGTATCGAAAACCGTGAGCTGTTCGTCTCGCAGAATATAACACTCCGGAGCCCGGACCGTGAGACCACGGCCGACGGCGATGTTGAAGACGTTCGTTGAGAACGTTCCATCGGAATAGCTCTGCGGGAATGTCCATGCAAGATCATCGGAACCGGCATGCTTCGGCAAATATCCAAGATCGTTGATCTTCGAGACGAATTCGTAGATCTTGTCAGCATCCAGTCTCCAAATATCCGCAGGAGCGGTGCTCGGAAATATCTTGGCATTCGCCGTGACGTGTTGGGTCGCTCCGCAGAACGGGCACCAGCTCGTGCATGCATACATGCGGGCTTTGTGGGGAACGGCCATCGGCTTGGTCATAGCCAAAGGTGTATCGCATTGACATTCTCGCATATTTTCGACAGTGAGAGACATGCCGTTATACATCATGATCGGTGAGAATGATGTGCTGGACACGGTTATGAACGGTGAAAAAGTCGTATCGGACATGATTGCTCCTTTGTGTACATATATCAATCGTATTTGGTTTCCAAGGCCATTGGACGATCCGTATTCTCAACCGGACGTTCCTTCTGGCAAACATGCTCCAGGATCCATCGAATCTGTGATGGATCATTGGAATATGGCGCCAGCTCATACCAGAGAAATACATCGCCACTGCCGGTGATGAAGCTCACTCCATGCGGTCCAGCGGATTTGTATTCGAAGACACTGTTGGCAAGTTCAGGCAAGACATATTCGAATATCTCTTTGGCGTGTTTGTCGTAGACGTCCGAATCAGGCGTTTCAGGTTCATAATTCGCCACTGAAGTTCGCCTCCTTCGTCCACAGATACCATTGGCCGAATTCCACGGTGAATATCGCATATTCGGTCGAGTCGTCGACTTCGTATTGATCGTCATCGTAGAATCTCCTGGTCGCTCTGTTGATGACCAGCTTCAATGAATGATCATCGAAATCCTCAGCCGATTCGACGTTCGATGCATCGTCCGGGAATATCAGCATAAAGATCTCCCAGAGACGATCGAAATTGCTCGGCAGATAGGAGATATGACGAGCCTTAGCAATACTTTTCCGAGACGTCTTGGCCACCCATGCGGTTGCCACTGGCTCGCTGCGACTTGGCAGGTTTCGGGCGTTGCTTGTTATCATGGAGTTCCTCCTGATCCTTGATGTCAATGAAACCGCTGGCGTTGCAATCCATGCACTCCATCCAGATATGAATCACCGGATTGCCGTGAGTATCTTCGATCTCTTCCATACGATCCGGGTCCAAATACACCGTCGGATACTTGTATCGTTCGAGATGCTCCGGGCTCATATTGACATGCTTGCCTTTGACCAGATCTGAGATATCAGCGTATCGAGATGCGATCTGTTCCGAGGCTTTGCAGACATCGGCATGTTGTTTCGAGGCTTGGTCGATGAGTTTCTCGCCATCGAGAGTGTCAAAATCAATCATGAGTATACCTTTCAAAAATAAAGGACAGGTACAGGCCGATGACGGCCCATACCTGTCGCGATGTCATGTCAGCGGTATCCGCCGGACAATGTCTTGACGAACCACCAGAAGAAATATAATCCTCCGGTGAGGATGGAATAGATGCAAACCTTCAGGACGCTAGGCCTTGGGGTTCGATTATCGTATGACATCAGTCCTTCTCCACCTTGTGGAACGTCATGGTGTTCATGGCGGAATCCGGTTCGTCGAAGAACCGGGCCTCGTAATCGGATTCCTGAACCGTCACCAGCAGCTTCTGCAAATATGCAGTGGTGAACTGTTCGTAATGGTTCAGATTGAAGCTCAGCCACGACTCGGTCACGGCGTCGGCGGACACCAGCGGATCGAGCATCTTGACGGAATCCTCATCCAACTGGGCGTTGCCATGCGAATTCTTCATCCAGATCTCCGGAGGATTGTAGGACTTGAAGTTGATCTTCACCTGAAGCGTGTAGATGCCCGGATCATTTTCATCACGGCCTTCATGGAACTTGACGTTCAGGCCAAGGTCCTGAAGCGTTTTGGCATCGGATTCTTCGAGAACGATGTTGAAGTTGCGATTGCCGGCCGGATTGTACTTGCCTTCACGACCGGCGAAATTCGTCCAGATCAGACGAACGTTCTCGCATTCGATCTTGTTGACGTCACCGTTCGGGCGCTTGACGATGTTAATAGGCATAATGATCTCCTTTTATTAAAATGCAAAGCCAAAGCCGCATGTGCGACTCAGGCTTATGATTACTTCTCAGCGAAAGTGGTTTCGTTGATGTCTTGTTTCTTTGTTAGTTTGTTGGCTGCTTTCTTCTCCTTATGATTATTCCAGTGGCGACCGATCCAGGCAAACCAAGTCATATCCTTATGTTTGATACGATCTTGAATGCCCGCTTCGATCCCCAGCACGACAATCGTGATGAGAATGAAATCAGCGATGGCTTGGCAAATATCAACAGACATGTTGACTCCTTTTCTTGATAGTTCTCATTAAAGGCCATGTCTGTTTCGCGAATATAGCCAAAAGACAAAGACCAAGCCGCATGTGCGACTCAGTCTTTTTGTCGATTACTAATTTGGATTAACAATTCTTGATTCGATGATATGGCCTTTGCCATCATTCATCTTAACACAGAGATCGTCGATAAATAGTTTGGCATCCTTAACGATCGTTGATGATATATTATTAAAATCGTCTATGATCTTCTGCCAACGTTCAACGATGAAATTGTCGTAGAACTCCTGTTTGACGGGATCATCCAGATGATTATAAATGTCTGGATAAAGACGTTCAAATTCTTCGTTCCACGAATCAATTCGTTCGTTGAATCGTTCGGCTTGGAAAATATAGCCGAGCTTGTATAAGATCAACAACATTTTGGTGTCAAATGAATCATTATCGATGATATCTCCTGTTTTGATGTCGATGATGACGGGTTTGACATAAATATCGGTCATGATTAACTCCTTTAATGCGAATTAATATTCTCATTAAAAGCCGTGTTTCTTTCGCGTTAAAAATGATCGTCCCACCACAATGGGAACCAAGCTGCGAAAATCATAACCAGTATGGCGCCTATGAGTAAATATAACATCAGTTGCTCATCGCAAACTTCAGTAACGAGTTGACACCCTGGTTACGTCCAAGCTGATACCCAATGGCGAAAATGCCAAGGCCGGCCAAGGCCAGATATGCCGGATGATCGAGCACGACATCCTTGAGTGTGGATTTAGATTGATCGATGACTTCGTTCGCATCGAGTACCTGAGTGGTGTCATTATCAGACATGATTTTCTCCTTATTCTTTACAATGGTTGGTTGCATTTCAAAATGGACTTTGAATGGAAGCTTCATTCACAGTCCTCCGATTCGTCTTGGACCAATCGGACCGTTTCGGCATACCGTACATCCGAAACCCTGTCGATATCGCCGGACACCGATACCATTTTTCCGCATCCGGTGCAGATGAGAATCGCTTTGATCCGGTTGGCAGTGATATCGAAATCAAGAGCTTTGACCTCGGCATCGCAGTTGCAATGCATGAGATCGTCTACTTCTTCGGTGGTGAGTGCCATGGTTTTACTCCTGTTCTTTGTATACTTCATCGAATGGCCGTACGTCGACATCTCCGCCTTGGACAGTGACCGAACACATAAGCTGATCGCTTTCCGGGTCGTAGAAGATATCGTCGAGCATGTAGTTGATCTGATCTTGAATATCGGGATCGGTCATACGCATGATCTCGTATTGTTTGAGACCGATGTTCTGACGAAGCCGTTGCAACACACTTCCGGCCCATATACGGAACTTTCGTGCTTCGAGCTTACGAGACGCAAACAATGCCTCATAGATGCCGATTTCGTTGACGACGAGCATGGATCGAGTTTTATTGTCACCACGTGATCTAACGCCGTTTGAAACGGCATTAGATGTCTCGATTGGAACCTTCTCCAACATATTTGCTTCAAGCCGTTGAGCTACATGTCTGGCGCTAAGATTCAGTGCATCACAAATATCCTTGAGTACGGCCCACCAGTTGCCATCGATCTCGACAAACCTGATACTGTATCCTCTCCAGTTTTCGGTTCTGGTTTTCATGGTTTACTCCTGTTCTTTGTATACTTTATCGAAAGTAAGATTTTCAGACCTCATTTGAACTGAGGTCAGATAGTGCCTATCGTTTCCTTCCACATTCAATCGGTACCATTGCCGGACGATCAAATGTCTCCCTCATGGCGATATACAAATCGGAATGTCGAGGTATTGGTCGTTGCTTGGGAATATAGGTCCATAAATTGACGCTGATCATCAGGACCAGCGCCCAAATTGTAACGATCATAGTAATTGACATGATTGCTCCTTAGAATTTATGATTGTCTACAAACCAGCTCATGAGTATAAGCAAGCCGAGTGAAATCATCAAACTTAAAAAATCGCTCACACTCATGAGCTGACCTTTCTGATCTGTGTATTATCGAGTCAAGGAAGCAACCAGATCATTACTTCCAGGATTCGGCGAAATATAGGGTTCGCCGTTTACCAGCCAGTCGAAATCGCCATACTGCGAAATATCATCTCGTGCCTCATCGGCGAGATGTTCGTAGTAGGTGTAATCGACCTCATCTTGTTTGTGACCGTCTCGGAGAACGCTCGATTCCTTCCATCGATAACCTTTGGTACCGGACAGCGCGGCGTAACCGCCGTTGCCGTTGTCACGGACCAGCAGACCTCCACCGCACCCCGGTTGGACCGGACTGAAGGCGCTTACCTTGCCGACGAAATCATAGCGATGTTCGTCCTCGGGTAGCCCCTCGTTGAAGTCTAGGTAGATCGATGTCGTGGCGGATTTGGTTTCGCAAAGATCCTTGAAATCAATCGTTTCATGAGAGAACAGTGTCTTGAAGACGTAGGGCACTGCGAACTGTGCACCCGTTGCCGCCCAACCACCATGCGATGCGGCGTCGTGCCCGTCGTCGCCGTAACCATGATGGGCGATGTACGTCGCTTTGTTGACGATACACATCTTGTCATAGATCGCTTCGAGTTCGAATCCGTAGCCATATTTCGCTCCCATGTCATTGACAAATGTCACAACATATTCATCGATATCGGCTATCTTGATCGAATCGGTTTTGATATGCACGACTGTGTAGCCAAGCTCCATGACCTTCTGCTTGAGCAGAAGCATGAACAAGGCACCACGTTTCGCAACCTTGTTGTCGGCATTGCGATCGTTGACTCCATTCCCGACATCGTTGAACTTTGTCGGGAACTTCGCACTGGTCAAACCGTATACCGAATTGATCACGATCTTCAGCGCCTGTGCAAGCGACTTGGTGTTTTCACCCTCCTTAAGCAGTGGAGCCAAAGCACCATCCATACGTCGACGAGCGGATTCGAGATCACCGTGCTTGATATCGACACGAGCGGCCTTAATATCGCTGAATCGTTTGGTGTATGGACCGAAGAAATTCATGTCTTCAAGACTCGACGGGTGTAGACTGGTCACATCAAGCAAACCGACGTTGCCGAACATGCCACCGAGTTTCTTGTCCGGAAGTTCAGGCATGAATTGATCAGTGCCGTCATATGAATATCCTTCGAGACGCTTCGCCAGATCGGGATGCATGGTGTCGAAATCCATATCCTGGGATCGATAGACCTCACGATATCGTTCGAGTCGCTCCTTCCCGGTCATGGACCATTGGATCCGACGTCCATAATATGGACCATTATCACCATTCGCCATGCCGTATACCCACACATATCCGCCTTCGGAAGGATACTCGCCCAAATACTTGGACTTGTGATCCTTGTCAGCGAATTTGTCGAAGGTGTATCCAGGAAAGGTTTCGCTCAAATCCGGGAATGGGAATTCCTTCTGCGGATTCTTCGCATCTCCGAATATGATCTGTGCCGTATGTTGATTCGTCGAATCATTCGGCGTGAGGCCGGACAGATTCGCCAGACCTTGACGGGCCACGAAATCCTCATGCAGTTTGTTAAACACCGCTTCCGTCGCTCGGACATCATCCTCGCAATATGATTGTACCAGATCCCAAAGCTTCGGATCGACCGGTTTGTCCCACGGCATGCCGAGTTCGTGATGATCGATCCCGAGCTCAATCTCCCACTTCTTCAACGACTGCTTCTTTGAGGAGAAGTCGTAGATATCCGTATAGGAGATGTTGTAGGCATTCTGGAACATGGCGTTTCGACTGCGAGGTCCGCCAGCTACGATATCCTGAGACAGGTTGTAGAGCTGTTGGTTGTCATAGCCGAGCCAACCCCATGCGTAGAGCATATGATTGTCGTATCGTCGGTTGTTGAATCCAACCAGCGCCTTGCCACAGAGCTTACGAACATCTTTCGGATCGGGATTGATCAAGGTCTTCACCGGATGATCCTTTTCATCACCTGCGTCTTTGAAGCAGATCATGAACAGGTTCGGGAATACCTCGACATCGTAGAACGTCAGAATATCAGGCGTCCCAGTGTGCTTCGGCGGTTCCAAGCTGTCGGGTTCGTCCGAACGAAGCTTCATATTCGCCACAACCTTCATGCAATAATCTCGATTATGCGTGGAGTTCATGGCGAAATTGAGAATATCAAGACGCATGTCTTCGACGTTATACTGGATGCCAGACTCGTATGCTTCGTCCAGCAACTTACAGATGAAGTCGATCGATGGCTTGGTTCCGGGACAATATTCCTTTCTTAGGTTTCCTTTAATAAGATTGCGAAGATGTTGCTCATCTTTGATCGCTTTCTCATTGATCATGGTTTTATCTCCTTTGAGAGGAAGACCGCTGGAAATATGCGCGACTTCGAGATCGTTGCATGTGCTGAGTTTCCTTCGCAATGCAGACTTCCCTCGATACACCTTGCATTCGACGTTGATGTCGATCAGAGGTTTGAGTCTCGTCACGTCTCCATCGTAAATATAATGCAGATGCACGCCCTTACCGGATTTGCTCAATTCCGCATACGTCGGCGGATACTTCGCGGCTTCGGCAAGATTGCGTTCCAGGCTCTTCTCGCCGTCATCGCCCTTGAGATCAAAGTCGATGACGATATGATTCTCAGGTACTCGTACCCAATGCAGTTTGGTGGTATCCACATCTTTCAATGTGGTGGTCACCTGATCCCAAGGCAACCGAGGTCCTCCGATGGGATTATCGGCGGCGTATTGGGCCGGCCAATCCTGAGCCATGCGATCGAAAGCGGATATAGTCGAATCGAGAACCAATTTCCTCGCTTCGATCGGCTTCGCTTTCTCCACTTTCTCGAATTTGTCCCAACGGATTCCTTCGAAACCGGTGTTACGAGTGGATTTGCGACCATTGACGATGTTGTCAGTCGTCTTGTTGAAATATGATGACAATTCGAACAGGAAGTCATCACGTTTCATGCGCATGGTCACGTTGCCTTCATCGCACCAAACCTTATATTGACGCCAAAGTTCGAGGCCATCGATATGATCGTTATCTTCGAATTGGTCGAGAACGCTTGACAAGAACGAATACATATCATTCGTTCTTGCCACCATTTCGGTTGGCACGTAATTGCCATATGCGTTCGGACCCAATTCCTGATAGACTTCTCGACAATGGTGAGCGATGGCGCCAAGTTCGAATTTGATGCCGTCCATGGCTTCGAAATAATCAGCATTGCTGAGTTTTCGTCCTGATGGATAGACGTCGATCAGCCTTCGGATCAGACCCGATTTCGAATCTGTGATCTTCACTGGTTTATTCGAAGCCATGAACAGCATCGTCTTGATCGGAATATCATACTGTTTGACGCCTTTCTCATTGACTTTAATATATTCATGTGAAACAATGGTGTTCAGTAATGAATTATCATCGATCTTTGAGAGGTCGCCGTCGCTTTGAATGGCCACAAGTGGTGCATTCTTGAACGCAGCAGTGGCGAATTGATATCCCTGACCAAGTTCCTTAGCATTGAAGAACGAAACGTAGTTCCCGAACATCTCCTGGATAATATTCAGAATCGTCGATTTACCGGTACCGGGAGCACCGGTAATGGCGAAGAATTTCTGAATACGTTTCTGGTCCTTACCATCCACGATCAGACCTATGCCCCATTCGAGCTTTCGACGCTCGTCCGGGTCATAGATCGTTTCCATCAGGCGATCGTAGTTCGGTGTCGGACCATCGATGAGATCATACGGTAATTTGAACGAGGCGTAGTCGTCGCGATCGACTTCGTCGTTGTCAAATATAACCTTCTGATCCAGCATGATGCCGCTGTCATCGAGGTTCTTCAGTTGGGATAGATATCGGTTCCATTGTCCATTGGACATATTGTCCATGTATTCCGGAGTCAAGGTCTTGTCCGAATGTGTTGCAATATACTCGCTGATATCCCTATCAATGAGTTCGGAGAGACGACCGACACTTCTGGACCACAGGTGCGTATCTGGATCATATACGGCGTAGAACTGTCCACCCTTGACAATAAGGTCCTTGAATCCACGGGCCCTAGGATTCGCAATAACCTTGGTTGTGGTTTTGGTGTTTTTGACTTCAGTCACTCGTATTTGGTCCATACCCACTCCTTTCTAGTCCCACTTATATGGAATATCGTGGTCGGAATTGCCGAACAATGTCCACTGATCGAACAATTGCATCCGTCGAAGATCCTTGTCGCATCCCTTGATGACGAACAATCCGCCATTGCTCCCGTCGGCGTTATACTTCCGGTTCATGGTGCGTTCGACGAGCAGTCGTACCGGTTCGGATGCGTCTCCAACGGCATCAAAATATGAATCCGTGTAGGCTTGCAGATCCATATTTTTGATGAATAGATGCATCCAATCAGCACGAGACAGCTTGAGTGCGAGATCATTATCGACCCGTAAAATCACTGCGATGAGGAATTCCAGGAAGCTCACCACTCCTCCCTGGAATTGCGCTTCGCATGGTGCATGATTGTAATATTCGTAATCGCCACGGAGTTCGAGAGCATCACCTTCTCGATTGGCATCCATGGCGATACGATAGGTGTAACGGATCGCATTCATCTCATGATAGAGTTTGGAATATCCATCATTATCAATACCGACCACATCTTCCAGAAGCCAATCGAAATATGGTTTCACATGTGGTTCGCTCTTAGGCATGTTGTTCCTCCTCATAGGATTTCCTTGCTATATCTTCGAGCACTCGATGTGACGGCAAGGTGATCTTATCCGGATCGATGCCGAACACCGATTCCTGATATGATTCTTCATGACGTTCGATCACGTAGTCCGTCTCGAACGTGTCATTACGGCAAATCACAACATTCGGATCTTCCTGCCATCCATACTTACCGAATTGCATCAGCACGGCCATATCAATGAGATCATCCGGACGTTCGACGAGCACTCGTCCTTCGGCAAGTTTGTCGTCTCTGACATAGTAGTCAAGATACACCGTATCGATGAAGTCCGGAGCGGTCTTGTGCTCGTAGTCGTCAATCATATATGCGGTTCGGTTCGGATCAATGGAGTTCTTGAAACGATGCTCCTTCACTTCGGTGAGCAGCCCGAGAATGAGATTCTCATCGCCTTCGCAAGCATCATACGATGCCTGTTCCTCATCGGTCAACGGCCCATCCCATCGAGGATTGCCGTCATGGATTTCGAATCGCGCGAAGATCTTGGTTTCGTCTTTGGTCAAGGTTTCAGACTCCTGTTCTGGTGTTGGTTTGATTGCTTCGAGTTCTTTTTTGGCATCGGCGATGTCACTATCGTACATATCGAGACGATCGGACCGTTCTTGGAGATCCTTCTCGTATGCTGCTTTGCGTTCCTCGTAAGCGGCATCCATAGCATCGAGCTGACGTCCTTTGGATTGACGTTGCTCCTCGAGCTGATTGACTTCGTCCTCCAGCTGTCGAAGCGGTATATACTTTCGATATACGCCGAAATATCCGACGACGGTCGTGACGGCGACACCGGCCAGAAATCCGATGCCGGCGAATATCAGATTCTCACGATTCATGTTGGCTCCTTTCGAATAAAAAGGGAGCGCCACGATTCCAATGACGCTCCTATGTTACATATAACGATCAGATCTGATCGTAGACGATGCCGTCGCAGTTGAACTGAAGAAGGATCTCTTCCTTGCCATCCCATGGGCAATCCTTGACATTGTCCCAGGGATCATCGCTGCATCCGAATACGCCGAAGTCGACGATCGAATCGCGATCAGGCGTATTGATCCAACCGAGTACGGCGCCTTCCTTGGTATCAGGAAGACCGAGCAGACGATAGACATCGTTCAGGAACAGATGCCCAGTATAATCGAGCTTGTTCTGAGCACGATCCAATGCGGACTTCAGCATCACGGTATTCATATCCGGGGATTCGTTATCCCAGATCTGAGAATCCGGTCCGAACCATTTATCGGTTGGACTCAGCGTCTGGACGTTCTGCTCCTTTTTGGTCTCGATGACCTTGCCTTTGTCGTCGGCGACTTCGATGGTGTCGATGTTCTGATAGAACTTCTGATCGACCTCTTCGCCATACTGGGCCACGACACGTTCGCGGTAATCGCTGAACTTGGCAGTTACAGCAGCGAATGCCGAAGCCACAGCCGTGTATCGAGTCTGGAGGATGTTGTGCGCCGACAGAATGCAGGCAATGCTCAGTCCGGTCAGAATAATGGTCGGAGCATAGAGCTTCGCATAAGCCACGGTGGTACGCATGTAGATAATCTGCTTCGACGAAGCAGCTTCATTGACCGTGAAATCGCCGTCATCGAGCTCGCCGTTGTCCACCATCTTTTCGAGGGTTTCAACACGGCTCATCTCGGTTTCATGGTTCTTCTTTACGTCATCAATATGCATGGTCGACCGACATGCAGTAACAGTTGCGGCGACGCCAAGTACCAGACCAGAATAGGTCAGGATTTCCGGGCTATGCTTCTTCAGAAAGAGACCGCTCTTAGCTGCGGTTTTGACCAATGTGCTTTTGATAGACATGTTTGCTCCTTATTTGTTTTTATAGGCGAACTCGGTTTGCAGAGTCCACTTTTTGGTTGATTCCCAGCGAAACACATAACGCGCTCCGCTGAATAATATGATCAATGCCGTATGGTTATCCATTCGGCGGTATTTCTGAACTCGCTCCGAGAGTTCCGGGAAGAGCTGTTGGAATTTCACCATGGCAAAGAAACGATCCATTATATCTCCTCAATTGTGCCGAAATCACAATTCGGATCGGACGTGTATAGATATTTCCGTCCATCCCTGGTTGTGATCACGGCCGTATTCGGCAATCGTCCCGGCCAATCAATAGTGATATCAATCGTCAAGTTCGCTATCTCCGGAAAATGTCGAAACAGACGATGTAACCATGATTTATTGATCATGGATATCGATCTGGCTCGATCGGACTCCCGAATATCGTCGACAGTCAGCAGCATCTGGTGATCGGTTTTATCGATGCCGTCTATGATTGGATGTACCATTATGATCGTTCCTCGCTTGCTCTTTGATTGCTCGCACTCGTTTGAGCACGATCGGTATTTGCTCGTCTGTCATTTTATCGACTTTACGTGCCCATGACGGATTTGAATACCAGTTCCTCAGCTCGTCCCGGTCGCTCATTGCAGGTGCTCCGTAGGTGGAAGTTCCACGATATATCCGCCATAGATCGATCGAACACGGCTGCCACGAATGTCATGCCAACCCCAATTCTGATCGGTGTATTCAGCGGTGATTCCGGCAAATTCGTAGAAGTCCTTTACCCGAACGACGCCATATTGCTGAATATAGTCGTTCATGGCCGTCAAGACATTTTCAGCCGACGGTCTGTCAGGAAACACGACTTTGCTGAAATCATGGCGTTCGCGAACTGTGCTATCAATCACACGTCGATTGCTCGACATGGCGTTGTAGTTCGTGTTCTGCGAATAGCTCGGGTTATCACGTCGAACCAATCGAGGACTGGTCGGGCGATAATCAGACGCACCCATGCCATACACCATTCGTTTCGTTCCGCCGATGACCATATCGACGAACGTGTCCTTAAGCGCTGGCACCAGCACATCGGTCAGCATATACATTATGACGTCTTTCGGATCACCACCGAAGAAGCGCTTCACACCTTTCTCGACCATGGTGTCCTCTTTGAGTTTACCATGAGCGACTGCGGCTTTCTTCGGCGCTTCTTTGGATTCCGGAAGACCCAAGTTCTGTCGAGAGACATCGACGACTAATGGCTTGCGATCGTCTTCTATCATGCTCGTTATCCTTTTGAAATAGACACGGAAAGGGCCTAGACATCGTCTAAACCCTTTCCTCGTTACTTATTATATACGAATGATCAGTTGTTCGACTGATTCTGCTGGTTCAGCTGAGCGAGATACTGCGCTGCTTCTGGAGGGAGTGTGTTCTGAGTCGTGCCATTGCCGATGGCATTCAGGCGATCGGACAATGCCTTCGGCACCAGACCAGTGAAGAATCGCGTTGCGAACGTGTCATCGGACATCAGCTTGCCCAACAAGCTGTCGTACGCTTCAGACTCCATGAAGATCTTGGTAGCTTCGGGGTTCTTTACGAAATGCGCTTCGCCATCGACTTCGGTTCGCTTGCCATACGATGCCTTGATCAGATCATCGATCAGATCGAACGTATCATCCGTAGATGCCTTTCCGGAAGTCACAGCTTCAAGCTTTTCCTGGATGCCGTCCTTCAGCAGTTGACGCATTTCACGCATGGTAAGATGGAAATATGCATCCATGGTCTTGCTGTTGCCATCAATGTCTTCGTAGGAAATGGTTTCCTTGATCATGTTAGTTTTCCTCCTGTTTGTTGGACATAGCCGCTTTTTGTTGGGCTATGAGTTGTTTGAGTTCCATATCCTGCTGAACTGCTTCGCGAATATCACGATCGCGCTGCGCCAGAATATGGTCCCCGGTTATACGGAATGCATACTTACCCGCAAGCTGAGTAAGCACGCCCGTACAGATGGATTTGCCCAATCGGATGCCAAGAGGCTTCAGATATGGAGCCGCTGCTTTACCGGCTTGGGCGAGTAGGGAAATATAAGACATGATTTACTCCTTGTTGATACTCAAATAAGATTGCGATAGTCGGCCATAGGCGATTCGTGGAAATTCACCACAAGCGCCGGTTTCCCATCAGGAGTCAGTGTGGTGCTGAAACTCAGTTCGATTGGATGTTCCGACGTCCAACCGAGATCATCACCACAACCGATATATGGTAGATCCAAGGCCTCATAGAAGTCATTCAACGATGCATACATTTCAGCATTCATCTTGTAATTGACGTCATTCTGGGCCTTGCGGATCTTCTCCAAGGTCGACGGGAAGAACCGTCCGCTGAAACCGTCCATGCACAGCACATTGCCGTCGCCGATGACCACGGCCGAAGCGTCGTCTTTGGATTTTGCGATCTGGTCCTTGGCCACTGCCGCTTCGATTTCCTTGGCTTTCTTTTCGCCAACGATCTCGTGTACCTTATCACGATAGATGGTCGCTGCTTCCTGAGCCATGGTATATGCCGAGGAATATGCGATGATCTTGTGCGTTGCTGTCTGGTGGGCGCCGATGATCGCAGTGATCGTCGCGCCGACCGTCAACGCGGTCGGAATATAACATGGAGCGATTCGTTTGACGAGCTCCTTCTTGTCATATGGCTTGCCATCGAGCTCCATGCGATACTCCAGCAGACGATCATTTGCCTGAATGGTATCTCGTGACGCCATGACAGCAGTTCCGATCGCACCAACCACTGCCGTGCCTGTGAGAATCGTATGGGAATTTCTTCCTAGAAATTTTCGTCCGTTTGTGATGATATTGTTCACCATAACGACCTTTCTGATTTGTATATTGTCGGTTCGCTAATAAAATATCATATAGAATATGCATACTATTAGAACTAATAGTATTAACAATAGTATAAAATCCATATTTACGACCGATCCAAAAGACAAAGCCAAAGCCGCATGTGCGACTTAGGCTTGTAGAACAATTCACTCTTGCGAGGAATCTGTGGATTCAGTGTTGGAATTCGATTCGTCGGATGAGGAATAGTTCCAATCGTCGTCCTCGTCGTCAACATCGTCGGACTTTCCCAGGTGAATCAGCAGTGCGAGTCCTGCGGCGGCAGCGGCTCCAATGGTGATATCCCTGATACGGTCCTTATGATCCTTAACGAACTGGACGATCTTGTTGGGCTTCTTCTCCTCGGTCTCGACGACTTCGGTGGTTTCCTTGTTCTGATCTTCCATGATTGTTCCTTTCATTAGGTTGTGTATGGTTCTCATTAAGGGGAATGTATGGTTCGCGTTTACAGCGTCTAGAAATGCGCCAGTTGTTTGGCGATCCTTTTCCGCAAGACGAATGGGGTCGTAAGCACACTGGTTTCGACTCGTATTGTGTATACGCCATCAGCTTCGCGATTCATTATCGTCACGTCTGTAACATGACCTGAATTATAGATCGCGCTTAACAGCTTGCATTCGGCGACAATGGTTTTGGCATATGCCTTAACCACCGTAACGTAACCGAGCTTGAAGTGCTGTTTCAGCCAAGCCAACTTTCCTCCAATTCATTTGAAGGATAACGTCCTCGTTCGTCGTTATGATGAACGACCTTCGTATAAGTGTTCTCGATCTCGGTCTGGGAAAATCCGAAAGCGAATGCGATATTTACCAGCGTCTGGTATACGTCGCAGAATTCTTCGAGGGAATGCTGGCGAAGCGATTCGTAATCGGCTTCGGGGTCATTCTGTCCTTTCAGCTGGTCTTTGATCGCTTCCGTCAATTCGGCTGCTTCTTCGAGTGTCTTGAGCGGAGCCTGTTTCCCTTCCGGAATTTGCTCGCTATCGAAAGCCAATCCGATGGGGAAATGGACTTCCTGCTCGCCTTTGCTCAGATATACGCCGTATTCCTTAGGGTTATCATAACTCATAGCAGACCTCCAAGTTTCTTTTCGATTCGTGACTTCAGAAAACGGCTTTTGAAATCGGCACGATTGTCGGGATTACTGAAATATAATGTCGCCATTCCAGCCAATGGAATAATGACTTTCGTAATCCAGAGTCGTGCTTCACGATATAATTCGATTTTATTTTTCATGTTTTGCTCCTTAAAAGTTAAAGCCAAAGCCGCATGTGTGAAATGCGGCCTTAGCCTTGAGGTTATTAGTCATTGTCCGGGTTCATGTCGAAAGCAGTGATCGGATTTTCCTCGTCATCCTCCTTTTCCATCTTCTTTCCAATGTGGTAGAGAACGCCGAAACCGGCGATTCCCAACAGCATCGAAATTAAGCTGTAGAGAAGGGTGCAGATGGTGTACTTTCCGAAGAAGGTGCTGAACTTCATGATAACTCCTTTATTGATGGTTAATGGTTCTCATTAAAGGGTATGTTTCATTCGCGATTATATACGATCATAATCATATTCGGGGTTGCACAATAACCATCGTTTTGGCCCCCACACACGAAATATCCATCGAGTCATGCCGTTTTCGGAAAAGAACAGCGATATTCCTTGCGATGATCGTATAATGGCTTGTTTAAAATTACAGTCGTGTATCCATGGCGCTATCTGCTCGATAAAACGAGTAAGCTCGTACTTCGAAGCATTGATATCGAAATCCCCGTCGACCGTTGTCGTATTTGTGGCATTTCTCACCGCCTCGGTTTCGATGCAGACAGCGCCGTCGTCATCCGCATACACCCAGAATGATACGCCATTCGGTCGAACATACTGACACCAGCCGCTGATGGTGTTATGTGGCGCTTGATACGACCTATCCATGATCTTGGGAAAGAGTACCGATGCTACTTCCTCATTGTGCAACTGCTCACGGAAATTCGGTGGTAGATGTTTCAGTGCAAATAACATGTTTTCTCCTTAGTTATAATCAGAATTCCGGATCATGATCGAACACCGGTTGTGGTGCTCGTTCATAATTGATCTCTCCGCGATTGAACGCGTTCATATATCGTAGAATCCGATCGGTTTCTTCAGTCACGGTTCGACTGGTATCGTATCCACCTTTCGAGAATTCCTCGAAATTGACCCATCGTTTGCCATTGGACATTATGTCCACGACATCGGTAAGTCGTTCTTCGAGTACAGCGAACTGGGCGGCATCGTCGCGTTCCCTACGACTGATTTCCTCCGGATCGTCGCCTCGAAGAAGTAGTCGCTGATATCGAATATTATCATCGATATGCAGATAGACTCCGAATCGATCGGTGATGCGGTCTTTAATGGTCAAATATCCAGTCGGATCGAGAATGGTCACGGTGTCGTCATCGGCATTGATATCCTGAAGATTCACGCCGTAACGCCACGTACCGAATACGGTCCGGTATTCTCGAACGGCCACCAAATCCGGCAAAGCAGCATCGAATTCGGCATCGTCCACGAACCAGTAATCCACGCCATCTTCTTCGTTATCACGAGGAGGACGTGTTGTCACCGATACGACGCGCTGAAACCCTCGACGAGCAAGTTCTTCGGCAATGGACGTTTTACCGGAACCCTGTTTTCCAAGCAGGACAATATGATTGGTATAAGCACCGGTCATGTTACCACTTCCTTACCTGGAAATTGGCATGGAATATATCGTTGATCGCGTCAAGTCCGTCCATAATCTGAACATCATACTCGTCCCAGGTTTCGATTGGAATATCAATGCGACGCTCATATAGTCTGCAAGGAATATCACGTCCAAGCATCCAAGCATAGAACATATTCAGAGCGATTTTTGGTCCTGAAATGTGAGGCGATATCTTGTTATGAGATTTGCGAGTGAATTTAAGTCGTCCGACTGGTCTTCTTGCCATGTTTTACTCCTAAAATAAAAAAGCGAATGGCCAAGTGTCATTCGCCAGCAATGTGTCAGTCGTGGTAGGCTTGGTCCGACAATGCTTTCAGATAACGTCGTACGACGTCGAGCTGTAGACTTGCGGTTCCTAGCTTGTCCATGACAATACACACAGCATGGTGTTTGCGTTCTTGGCCATTCGGCAGTTGATCGTAATATCCTTCGTTGAGACGACGGATCACGAGATCAACATTGTCCTCTTCCTGCTCTTTGTCCCAAAGTTCCTTGACGCGGTCCTTTGCGGTGCTGAACAGATTCTTGGATGTTGTCTTGATATCCATGTTTCTCCTTTTTGTCGGTTATTCGGTCATTAAAGGCCATGGATGGATCGCGATCAAAAATATAAAGCCAAAGCCGCATGTGCGACTCTGGCTTTTGACGTAATCCTATAGATCACATGTCAGATCTTCGGTTTGGGCAGAAACCCGAGACTTCTCGAACTGATGGTGTGATTTGCTTCAAATCCCAGCAGGATGACGATTCCAGCGAGCGAGACTCCGGCTTTCACGACGGTTTCGATGAGGCTCTTCTTCTGTTCATTATAGTCGTTCCTGACGGCGACCAGCGACTTCAGCGATTCCAGATTGTGGTTCGTCATTTCATCGTGACGTTCCACAACCGAACTCGTGACGTTGCCGTCGCCATCAAGAGTGTCTCTTGTGACTTCGGAAGTCCTTGTCAAATCATCGTTCGAATCGGATTCGTTCTCCGGATTCATCTCCTCCTTGAGACGATCCAAATACGCATCGATCTGTTCATCGAACTTCTGATTAATGCTCTTCGATTGATTGGACATGTTTGCTCCTTTCGGTTATGTTGTCATTAAAGGCGATGATTCATGCGCGAAAAAAAAAAAAAAAAAAAAAAAATATAAACGCCATGTCCGGTCTTAGTGGTGGTACGTGGCGTTACGGCTATACTCAACATATCGGATAAATGAGAAGCCGCGTGGTTAACGGCTTGTCATTATTAGGATTGATCAAGCTAGAACAATCCGCAGACGATGAGGACAATCGCAATAACGAATATAGCGATGATGGCGATTGCGCCCCAGACGACGGTCTTGAAAATAGTCTTGATGAGGTCCATAATAACTCCTTTGGTTGATATATAGCTTCTCATTAAAGACTATGATTAATTCGCGAATGCATCATCAAGCTCCTTGCCCCCAAAATATAAACCATACGCATCATCGGACAAGAAGCAAAGCAGATGGCTCTGCTTCTGTTGATCATTCCTGATTAGAGGAAATAGTGTTCAGTGTTCTTGCGTCAAAGCGACCACATAGTACTCTCCAGCGAGAGCAGCGATTGCGATTGCGATGGCGGAAATTCCAGCGAACATGGTTTTCTCCTTTTAATGATGGTATGGTTCTCATTAAAGGGTATGTATGAATCGCGATTAAAAATAAAAAGCCAAAGCCGCATGTGCGACTCTGGCTTTGATGATCATTCATCAATATACATCGTTTCAGCGATCTTTTTGGCGATTTGATCTCGACGCCCGTGCCCCCACGTAGTGATGGTTATGTACAAGGTTGGATGATCATAAAATGGATACGTTACTATGACATGGTCATAGCTCTTTACGTACGGTAAAGAGCCGACCACGTTAAGAATCGTATTCACTTGATCTTGGTCCTTGCAATAGCCATCGGCAGTGAAAGATTCGGTTCGGTTCAAAATCTTGTCGATGATAAGCATGATTACTCCTTTGATATTGTTGAATTTCTTCAATAAAGGGCATGTATCATGCGCGAAAAAAAAAAATAAAAGAGCAAGCCGCATGTGCGGCTCACCCTTTTCAGACGAGAGTGATGGTCTTCAGATAATCTGCGAATGCACTCATGTCTTCCAGGTTGGTACAGACCATAATCACCCGAAGCTTCTTCGTCTTGGTCGTAAGAATACCGCTCTCCGTTTCCGGATCGCAGTGGTTCTTGATCCACTGAACAAGCTTCAGGCAGGTGTGCTGGCTGTACTGTTGGCTGACATAAGTAAATGTATCGTTCATGATTACTCCTTTATGATAGATTCTCTTGTCATTAAAGGCCATGTACGATTCGCGTCGAGGCAAAATATAAGAGCCCATGCGCGTGGCATAGGCTCTTATATGATATCATTCGGCAGTGCTCTCAGTGGTGTCGTCCGGATCAGTCGAAGTGTTCCACTGATCCTTGGCACGCTTGAGCAGTTCGTTGATACCCCAGCTCAGTGCCATACAGATACCGGAAACCGTAGCCAGACCGGCCGTGGCAGCCTCCATGCCGGGAACGTGACCGAGCTGTGTGCAGACACCGGCGATCACGATCAGCAGCACACTGAGTGCTGGCAGCCATCGACGCGCGGCCTTGACGAGGCCGTCGTAACCTGAATCGGTGAGGAATGACGTTTTCTGATCGGCGTGTTCAGCCATAATATATGGTCCTTTCTTCTATGGTTTGCGTGAGGAAAAGTATAAGAGCCCATGCGTGGTGCATAGGCTCTTATACTTTATTCTGAAATGATTGCCTCTATGATGGCTTTTGATTTACAGATCCTTTGTGGGAACATGATGAGTTTCAAACTCTCAGCGATACCTCTACTAGTAAACCAAGGCATATATCTCAGCTTGAAACTTACGCATCTTACCAGTCCGTCTTTTTTGATGACTTCGCATGGTATGCGAATGTCATCGTCATATACGATAGCGGTAAGTGATAAGCATCCAAGATGTGATATACCCTTGATCCTTAAGTATCCGTTCTTGAGTTGTGCTTCATAGTTACTATAAAAGATCTTATCATTGTTCATAATGGCTCCTTTCATTAAGGGCCATGTATGTCACGCGACGTTTTAATGATCCGTATTACTATGAATCGACGAAACCGATTTGAACGGAAGGTCCGATATGGCATCGATCATTTTCTTCGCTAGACCGTTTGATCCTGACTCCAGATACGGATTGGCGAGATATTTCATGAAGTCGTCATATTCCTCATGGGTGATCCACCCGCGATCAATGAATTTCTGACCTTCCTCTATGATATGGTAATGTGCCATACCACGGGTCATAAGAAGTCCGGTATCTTTTTGTTTTGCTTTATACAGGATCAACGTCCACAATCCACTGGATGCGAATACCGATCCAATGATTGTAATCAACATTTCGATCCAATGCATTGATATAATCCTTTCTATATAATATCTCGGAGGCTCCTGGGAGGCGTATGCTCCCGGAAGAACACTGGTGGGTGTGGATGAGAAACATCCTATTGGTTCACAAGGCGGAAGCGAGACACATAGTCATAATCCAGGCACTCTTAGCGCACAGGTCTCACTTGACGGACAGAACACCGTCGTGCGACGTGTCGATATTCCTGCCTTTGTCGGCGATGTTCGACATATTGGCGACATCAATGGCGGTTCGTTCAACGCAACCTGGGGCGCTGCCATCGTCGGACATTCCGACTCTGCGAGCTCAATGGAACCCTATGTCGCCGTATGCTATTGGCGTAGAATTGCTTAGGCGATACGGCGCCAATAACATACTGAAATATAAGGCGGTTTGATTGGCAAAATACCAGCAACCTTGGTTCCGCCATGCGTTGTTTGGTAGCTCCAGTTAATTGGAGCGTGTGTGTCGGCCGATAAACCGGTTTTTATGTCGGCCGATACGTGATAACCACGCTTCCATTCAGCTTGGATGTTTCCATTTTGATCAACGTACAGTGCCGTTGCTAGATCAGTATCTTTTCCGACATCAACGGTTTTCGCACCACCCTGCTTGTTGAGGGTGAAGTCGGCATCCGTTGTGGATGCACCCACCAGTGTTCTTCCGGGAGCATACGCCTCCCAGGAGCCTCCGAGATAGGACGCCGGCGAAGTATTGGTGGATGTCGCCAGAATCGTGCCGACCGGCCAAAACGTATTACGAATCTTCGCAATGAGGTGCTGTACACCTGCCTGATCCAAATATGCAACCATTATAGGTCTTGCCTTTCCGTGAGGAGTCGGCAAAGCCGGCGGAGAGAAGACGGCACCAGTTGATTTCACCCAATTGTATGCTGAATGGGCCAATCGCGGCAATGATTTCATTGCCCATGTCGAGACCATTCCTGGCGGCAATACCGTGTGGAGAGCAACGGTGAAATCGCAGCAGGTAAACCATTACCCGACAACTGATGTCGCGAATAACGGCGTGCGGGTTATTACGCCGGAAGGCAACAACCATCGAAGGGTGAGCACGATTCAGCCGTATGTTGCGGTGTATATTTGGCGTCGCACGGCTTAAGCGGTCCTTTTCCACACGTACACCGCAACATACGGCTGAAGACTCGACTCGGAATACGACCGTTCCTCGGTACCGTTCGAGTGCGGTGATCTGGCGAACGGCTGATAGAGATCGTGTGAGCCTGGAGCGATGGCTCGACGTTCGACGCCACCAGCGGCATGATGCTTCCAAGTGACGGAGAATATACCGTTAGGAAGTTCCTCCATGCCCATAGGCAGCCAATGACTATGCGTCTTCTCTCCGCCGGCTTTGCCGACGGTGAAATCTGTATCGGTGTCCGATGCAGAGACCATTACTCGTCCCTGCGCATAGCGTTCCCAGGTGCCACCGAATAAACTCGCTGGGGACGAGCTACTAGTGCTGAAATAGAGAGATCCAACGGGCTGGATCCGGTCAAGAACCTTCCTGACTAGATACCGAGCCCCCCCTCGTCAAGATAAGCTACCATGATATCATACCTCCTAAAATATCATCTAAATTCTGAAGAAACCATCGATCGTGCTGGTGGGAATCGGTCCGATCGCATCGAGCTTCGCCTTGTCGGCTTTGGGCATCAGACCGTCTCTGGACGGCGTGGCGAGCGGGATAGATCCGGCGACATCGCTCGATAGACCATCGAGCTTCCGCTTGTCGGCTGCCGACATAAGGCCGTTGGCCGACTGAGTGGCGAGCGGGTATGTCGTGTTGTTGTCCGGAGGGACAGCCCATGTACCGTCGCTTCTCAGATAGCGGTTGTTTGCACCTGTTGCCGGAGCCGGAACAAGGCCAGCCCGTCCAGCTGCCGATGTCGTTGCCCCGCTCATGTTTCCGTATGTCGTATCCTGCGTGGTGAACGTCGAAACCGTACCGTTGCCCTTAGTCACCGTGACCGTGCGGCCGGATGCGGTGACAGACTTCACATAGGTCGTATTGATGGTCTGACCGGCAGAGTCTTGTGTTGCCTTGGTGGCGTTGGCAGCGTTCGTGGCGTGCGTAGCGTTGGCAATCGTATCGGTCGTTCGGACCAGAGCGGTCCACGAGCTCCATGACGAATTCACACATGCCCTCGTCCAGATCTTATTACTGTTATCGTACAGGATCTGAGCGATCACACCCGACGCTATTCGCATGACGAACATACCGAAATGGTCGACGCCTGATGGCTTATTGGCCACAGAGTTGCCGCCTCCGCCATAATACCATCCGCATTTCTCCACCGAATTGTACGAATTCAGATCATTGCCCGCGCCAAGTTCAACCGTCCTATTAATCGTCTTCAGCGAATGCAGAAGCGCCCAATCGGAGGCTGCCATAATACCGGAATGAGTCGCATCGGCAAGAGGATACGTCGTATTCGTATCCTGTGTCTGGAACGTGAAGGTCGTGTTGTTACCGCGTTTCACCGTGATGGTCCTGCCGTCCACGGAGAGTTCCTTCACATATGTCGAAGCGATGTTCTGACCGATGGAATCGTTGGTGGCGGCGTTGGCGTTGGCGACGGCTGACGTGATATCGCTGCCCGGATGTTTATGGGCTTTAGGAGCGAATATGCCGGTGAGAACGCTCTTCAACACAGACCACAACACGATTCGGGTGCCTGCGGTGCCCTGCGTTGAGTCGATGATGAAACAGTCGGAATCAGCCGGTGCTCCGGTGATCTTGGTATAACTGTTGATTCGTGCCATGACAGCCTCCTATCAGGATTCGACCCACTGAGTCACTCCGGAAGCGCCGGGCTCCCAGACATTGCCGGAGACCGTTGAAACCCATCGCTTGCCATTATGACGGACAACAGCGCCTTCGGCATAGGCGTTGTTCGCATCGGTCGGCTGGGCCCACTCGGCGACGGCTTCGCCCTTCGACGTCCAGCCGTCGACTCCGGGTTCGTGCATGTTATAGTCCTCATTGGAGGACCACTGCTGACCGTCATGCATGACGACGGCCGCTGAATCATACGCGTTTTCAGCGCTGTTCGGCTGAATCCATCGTGCGACACCATCGACCGGCTTCGTCAGATCCATCCACTTGTCGGTAGCCGCATCAGGAACCGTGTTGGCCGGGACCTCGCCAATGGCCTGATACAGACTCTGCTGATAACGGACGATATCGTCTGCAATGTACGTCTTCGACGCGTCCCAGTTCGGAAGAATCGCGGCGACCTGCATCAGTTCGTCCACGGATAGAGACGGAGCGATTTTCTGCGTAATGAGACGAATCGCCGACTTTTCAGCGGCCGCAATAGCAGCACTGGCCTGGGCGTCGGCCTTCTCCTTGGAGATCTTATCGAGTTCTTCAGCGGTATACGGGATGTATCGCTGGATCTCTTCCTGTTCATCCCAGGCGTCTTTGGCCTCAACGCCTGGAACATCAATGATGGTCTTTACATCCTTGCCGAAGACGATCTTATGACCGTCTTCATCGAGAACCGGAGCGCCGTCTGGACCAGTCTCATAGTATTCTTTGAGCACCTCGACATGGGACACTTCCTCGACGCCTTCAACAGCGTCGTGATGGACGGTAATGGTCTCGTCAACGAGCTTGCCGGCATTCAGATCAAGGTCTTCCAGCTTGAGTTCGTTCCCGTGTGCATCGAGAATTCTTGTCATTTTGACTCCTTTACTTGATGGTGAACATGCTATCGATCGTGGAATTTGAAATTGGACTCAACACTTTCGGATCAATCGTTGATTTGCGAATGAAATCCTGGAATTGCGATTCCCATTGCTTGATCAGGTTCGCCGAATCGAACGTGTTATTCACCAGTTCAGCGAATGGGGTGTCGCGTCCGATCTGATTCGTGATGTTCGATTGAGAGATAGCCGTGGCGCCGTTATTGACGCGAATGTCGGCGAGAACATACTCGCGAACCGTCGACGTGTTTGCCAGGACTGGTCGTGACGGCGAACCGGACGCCTGTCCTTGTTTGATGTAGATTTGATTTCGTCGAACCGGCGTCGACTTATCGACACGGAGCACCACCGAATCGATGCGAGGCATGGATGGTGATGCGGCGGCCAAATTCATACGTTCGTCGGCGGTGACCACGGTCCACGTATGATTGAACCATGCTCGACCGGTGCCGACCGCCACCGTCATGCCGCCGACGGCAGTCACGACCATGCCCTTGCCCCATGTGCGGAAGACGCCGTCGTTGATGACGCCATCGAACATGGAACCGAAGGTATCGGCATCATACGTTCGGTCATGATTGACCGAATTGAAGAATCCTGAAGTATATGTCATTGAGATCTCCTTTCGATCAGATGAATCCCTCATTGATGGTATTTCCGTAATTATCCAGCACGTAATTGCCGTATGAATCCTCAAGCGCATCGATGCCTTCGGTGGAAAGCGGTGTGAACGTCGGGTATTCACGGTAACCGTTATCGTCTTCATTACGAACGTACTCGGTGATACGTGCGGTCTTGTTGACGCCATACGTGTTGTCGAACTGGATGATGTCGCCTATATCATAGTCGCGATGATACCGAACCGAGCCAAGCAAAGCGATTTCGGCATCGAACGAATCATTCGACTTCTGTGCTTTCAATTCGTCTCGGCCGTACTTTTCCAGTTCAGGATATATGTCGTGGTCGGGACGAGGATGGTTATCGGCATCGTTCAACTTGGCGTCGGAATCCGTATAGAACGTTTCCCGGATGTCCCAACCAGAACGACCGGAGTTGTTCGGCACGTATTTGATCAGACGACGGGTCACGTTGTCCTTGGTCTCCTCTGTCGAGGCGACGTATGCCGAATTAAAGAATTCGGTATCATCCTCGACGGTGTCCGAAGAGATAAGGTTATCGAATCGTGGCGAAAAGACCATGTAAGGATTGTCGGTTTGTTCGTAGGAACGATCCACACCATACACCGTGGAAAACGCCAAATACGATGTCTTCCAATGGTCATCGGATTTCAGATCAAGTGAGAAACCCCAGTCATAATCATCGCATATGGTTTTGATGGCATCATATACGTAATCGCCATCGAATTCATAAATTCGTTTATCTTTCGCATCCAGTGGTTGTGAAGAATCTTTGACATTACCGCCGTTTGAATCCTGAATAACCTTTCCATTCGAATCTTCAATATCATTGGTTATGATTTTGAAGTTTGGAATCCTACGCGATGGCTCCGACGGGTTAATAACGTTCTCTTCAAGAATCGTTTTAATGATTTCTCGAGGATCGGCTGATTCGTACCTGACTTTCTTCGGAATCACCCTTCGAAGCAGCAAGGCTTCAAGTGAACGACCGGAGACGATTAATTGGTCGCCATCTTCGATGTCCGTACTCAGTTCGGTCTTCTCAATGATCATGACGTCATTGTGAGTCTCGATCTTCTGACCGGTTTTATCGAGTACAGGAGGTTCAATCAACCATAGATAAAATCCTCTAGGAAACATGTTGATGTTTGCCATAGAAGCCGGGAGGTAGAGTTCGAAGTCGCCATACCCGGAATACCGTTCGGTCCAAATGAGTGAACTGAACGTATCGCATATACTGACGACTTCGAAACTCTTATCGAGCACGAACAGCTGCATGGAACGTTTGTTTAACTGTTCAGCCATATAACGTCACACTCCTGTATACAACGTTTCGTTCTCGATTGACATCCTGATATTATCAACACCTGATTCGGCGGAATACACAATGGTATTCGCACCTTTATGCAACGTGATGAATCGCACGTCTCGATTGATGGCATTGAGAATATTATACGAGATACCGTCTCGTATGATTTCAACTGATTTCCGTTTCGGAATGGTGCAAATAACCAATTCGTCGCCTGGTTTGATACCATCAGCGATGATCAGTTTGACTTTATCCGTAAAGACGTCGATCTCCTGACCGGCCTCTTCATTGTAGATACGAATATTACGTACTGGGGCATCAAACGACATACGGATGATCACACCGACTTCGGATTCGCCATCATAGACGATGTTTTTCGAATGCATATTATGAATGGCACCAAACCACAACGGTTTGGGTTCACCCACCGGATTATTCGCCCAGTTGAACGGGAATTCGAATACCGGTTCGACATTCGAAAAAGAGGTGACCCTATTCAACTCGTTGTCGATCCTGAACCATGGGTCAGGGCATTTGATGACGATAGACGACCCCTCTTTTTCGGAAAATATCGAAACATCATTCGATTCGACGATGCCGGTTGTACTAACCGAACGGGTGTCGGCATGAAACACCAAGGTGACTTCCTCTTTTTCGGGGAAGTACTTGTATGTTCCATGCCGAAGGTCCTCAATATTCTTACCCGATTCCGGATAATACGCGAGGTTGATGACAATCTCGCGTTCGTCCTTACGGGCACCATTGAAGATCACACCGTCGGTAGTAACGGTGTTGCTGGTTTGAAGCACGGCATCGACCGGTCCGAGACCATCAATGGCGACGACGTTATAGCCGGTCGCCATTGGGTTTCGGATGGGGAGATCGAGCGTGTCGCCACGAGCATTCGTAACAGTCATAGACTGAAACATCATCGACCTCCATTTCGATTCATTTGCTCGAATTGACGGAACTGCGTACGGGTCTGCTTGTAGATGTCATAACGACTGAGCGCCTTCGGAGAAGTGTTGTTCTGCGTGAAGTCGTAGTTGTTAATGATCTGCTGAGGGGTCTTCTCAACACTTTCGGCAGCGTGACCGGCATCCCTCTGGCGAGGCATCGCAGTGATCTTGTCGATCATCTTGGACGAATATCCGATGCCAACCGTGTCGGACAGCATGGAATTCAGATACGCGGCTTGACCCTCGACGACCGATAGATCCATCACCGGAGTAATAGTCGGATTGACGTCGAATTCCGGAATATCGATCTTGCCGATATTGCTCAACGAGGAATCGACGACATCGATACCGCTCGTCATCATGGTCTTTGCGGCTCGAACGACGCCACCGACATTATCGGCGATGCCGTTCTCCAGGCCTTTGTCGAACCACATGCCGACCTTGGCCATGACACGTGACGGCGATTTGATCTTGCCTGCTTCCTTGGCTGCCTCAACGGCATTCGACACGGCATCTGCTGCGGCCTGGCTGATAACACCGGAATTGCGTGAGATACCCACGGCCAAACCGGCTGCCAGATAGGAACCGGCACTCTCGAAGCTTCCTCGATACGCACGAGCACCATTGACAGCGGCGCTCAGCGCGTTATTGAAGATGCCCGAAAGGTTGCCGATGCCAGAACGCATGCCACTGCCCAGACTGTTCGCCAAACTACGTCCCTCTTGCGAGAAACGACCGTTGTACGAAGAAATCGCCTGAGCGACCAGGTTGAGACCGGTACGAGTGGCTCCGATTATCGGCGTGAACGATGCCTGCCAGATCGAAGCGAAACCGCTCAACCAAGTAGCGAGGGCGTTCAATGCCGAACGGATCTGGTTTGCTCCAGAATTCGCAGCGCTTGCAGCAGCACTCATCTGAGACGAGAGATTGCCGCTCAGATTGATACCACGGAAAGCGGAATTCAGGGCATTCACGGATCCGGTCAAGGTCGTTGTGCCAGTGCTCAACGACGTGTTCAACTCGGACAGACCAGTGCTAATGGAACTATTGGCATTTTGAATGGCCCTGACCAGAGACATGAACGATGTCGCGGCGAGCGTGGATACGGCTTGCTGGAACGCCGTGACTCCGCCATACTCGGCCGGCATTCCGCCCATGACGTTGGATAGCGAACGGACCGCACTGACGCTAGCCGAAATATTCGAGAAGTCCAGTCCAGCTACGTGCAACGTGTAGTTCGACAATCCAATACCGAGCTGAGTGGCGGCCGTGATGAATCCGACAGACGTTCCTTCCATCGACATGCCGCCAAGACTGTTGACGACATTGATCAACGAACGCAATGGAGCGAACGTCGGTGTGATGGCATCCGGAGCCACCTCAGAAACGGCGTTATAGTATCCAGCCAGACCGTTACCAAGTTGCGTGGCGGCAGCCTTTATAGGACCGAAATCGCCGACCTGACTGAAGTCGCTCTTCAGAATCTCGGTCAACGACTTGACTGCCGGAACGGTGTTCTGAATGGCTCCGACGTTGACGCCATCACCCGATACGGCTTTGCCATATCCGGCAAGCGCCTCGCCGAGACCCTTCAGGCCTTCAGTGAGCGTGCCCCAGTTCTTACCACCGACAATCTTCTGCCACCAACCGTCATCAGAAGGAACGTTCTGGAGAACATTGTTCAGCGTCTTAACGGCTGGAACCGTCTTCTGAATGGCTTCGATATTGACTCCATCACCAGATACGGCTTTGCCATATCCGGCAAGTGCCTTACCCATTCCGGTGAGTCCTGTAGACAGCGTGCTCCAGTCCTTGCCACCGGCGATCTTCTGCCACCAGCCGTCATCAGAAGGAACAGCGTTCAGCACACCGTTCAATCCGTTGAGCGCTTCGATGGAAGCACTTATCGGTCCGGGCTGAAGTCCAGTAACGGTGATACCGTACATCTTCAACGCCATGCCCATTTGGACGAGGCCGTTGGATAAGGTACTCCAGTCCTTACTACCGGCAATCCTCTGCCAAAGCCCATCGTCGGCAGGAAGCGCATTCAGCACCTGTGTCAATGCTTGAGCAGCCATGGCAGACGACACGATGGATGCCGAGTCCAAACCAGCAACCACTGCGGAGTAGTCTTTCAATGCTTGGCCAAGCGGTACCAGCTTGGTTCCGAAATTCTCAATACCATTGCCACCGGTTATGAAACTGGTGATGGCATCGAGAAGATTCGAAGCCGTGAGCTTGAGCACCACATTAGCCAAAGTATCAACGGCTGTTGCGACGGATCCATCGATCTCTTTGGCCCCAGCGATGAATGGCTTCAGATTGTTCATGAAGTTGGACAAACCGGTAGCCAGTGCTGGTAGCGAACTTCCGATAGCCCCCATGATGGCGCCGGTAATAGCGCCGGCAATGGATCCGATGAATCCGCCAAGTGCGGCTCCGATCTTCGCCATGAATGCGGCGCCTTCAGACACCAACCAGTCGACGCCGGGTATCTGCTTGATAGCGCCAGCGGCAACGACGATGGCAGAGAGACCAGCGATAAATGTCGCCAAAGCGGCAACACCACTCATAGCGGCACCTACGTTGATCAGGCTCATGATCGCTGCCGTCGCGGATATGGCCAGAATAGTTCCGGACAACGAAGCTGCGATGGTGCCAACGCTGTCGATGTTCATGGCGGACATGAGTCCGAAGACCAACGCCAACTCGGTAAGGATTGCAGCCATTGCCGAGCCGACAGCCAGAGCACCGAGGACGTTCTTCTTCGCGGTCTCCATGATCTTGAATGCGCCGGTCATGGCGATCAAAGCCGTGGATAGCGATACCGCCGATGCCACGGTGTTGACTGGATTCAGCAGGTTCATGAGTGCGAAGACGCCCGTGAGAGCTGTCATGAGCCCGATCATGGTGCCGCCAACCATCAGTGCTCCGATGACGTCTTTCTTCATCTTCGCCAAAGCCTTGAATATCAAGGCCATGACTCCAACGGAAAGAAGTAGCGAAGTAAGCACCGATGGATCGAGATTACGTATCGAATCGGCGATGGCGGTGAATATGGCAGTCATGACATTGCCGAGAGCCGCTGTAATCTCAGGAGCATGACCGGCTACGGCGTTGAGCGCTGCAACAAGAATCGTCACAAGACTGTCGGTGATTGTATCGGCGTGTGCTGCAACCACCTGCAATGTCTTATCGATCATTGTCACAACGGCGTCAGCGACAGCCGGAACTTGCTGGACAAGCCACGCCATAAGATCCCTGAGAATCGATGACAACGCGTCAAGAATCTGAGGCAAAGCAGCCACGATCACCTGAAGGACGCCGGTCAACGCGGTCACCAAAGACTTCGCCAATGCCGGAATGAACTGAATCAGAGCGTCGAGTGCCGTCATCAGAATACCACCGGCAGCGGATCCGGTGGCTGCGAGAGCGGTGAGTCCCGCTCCAGCGAGTGCCATGCCGGCGCCGATGGCGAGGCAGGCGAGGCCGAACACGCCCATGGCTTTGGCGACTGCCATGAGCTCTGCGGCCATCGGACCGAGAACCGTGCCTGCGAATCCGAGTCCGAGAAGAGCTCCATAGAATCCAGTCAACCCAGTAATGAGCTGCTGAATATCCATCGATCCCATGAGACGGATGGCGACGGCAAGGACCGTGATGCCAGCGGCGAACGCCATCATGCCTGCGGCTTGACCAGCCATGTTGTTGGGCATGAGATTCATGGCCGCAACCATACCCGCCAAAGCCAAACTGAAACTGCTGAGACCCTTGGCCAGACTATTCAGATCCATTCCGCCAAGGACCTTGATCGGAATGGTCAATGCAACAGCCGCCGTGGCGAATGACAATATGGCAGCCGAAGCCATCAGCATTCCGGCGAATTGGCCATTGAACTTGCTGAATAGTGCCATGGCTCCGGCGAAGGCGCCGAGGGTGATGACCAAAGAGCCAACACCTTTGGCGAGGTTGCCAAGATCCATGCCACCGAGCACCTTGATCGGGACCGCAAGAAGCACCATGGCAGTCGCGAATGCCATGATGGCCGCCGCCGACTTCCCGTAACTACCGCCTATGCCTTGGATATAGCCAAGACCTGCCATAGCGCCAGCGAGGACGCCCAAGCCAATTGCTATCGAGCCGAGACCCTTGGCAAGATCGTCAAGATCCATACTGCCGAGAATCTTGACCGCAGCAGCGAGAGGAATCAGGGCCGTCGCCATCAAGAGAATATTCTTGCCGACACCGGAATAATCGGCACCGAATTTCGCACCGGCGCCAAGACCTCCCATGGCTGTGGTCAGAAGAACGATGCCCAGTGCGACAGCATTCATCGAACGCGCAAGGTCATCGGGTTTGACGCTCGCAATCATGATGATGGCTCCGGAGAGCACAACCAAGGAGGATGCCATCAATATGAATCCGGCGCCCAACTTAATCATATTGGTGCCAACGGCATTCAGTCGTTCAGGCTTGGCCGTTCCCATCAAAGCGATTGATCCGCCAAGAGCGACGATCGCAGCGGCCATCGATCCGAATATCACCGCGATTTGCGCTGGATCCATGTCCTTGAGCATATAGGCAGCTTCAGCCATAAGCTTCATAGAAGCGCCGAGCGCCACCATGGCCAAAGCGACCTTATTCAACGCATCGAAATCAAAGACCAGTTTTCCGGCTTTGTTGGTTACTTCTGCCAAAGCAGCAAGTCCAGCCATCATGCCAGTCATGACGGTAATGATGGCGGTCATGGCACCAAGCGCCGGCATGATCTTTTCGGTCCTGATGGTCGACAATTGCGTTAAGGCATCAGCAAGCAAGTTGATCGATGCGGCAATAGCGGCGATCGAAACGATCTTAAACGACTTGGCGAAGTCCTTAAACGAATTACCGATATCGTCGAGCGTCTTCTTCAGAGCGCCTTTGAAGGTCGATTTCTCAAGATCATCGCCAACTTCATTGAGTCCCTTGATGAACTTTCTAAGACCGACGAGAACACCAGTCAATAAACCGCCGTTGATCAACGACAGAATCTGATCAAGGGTGATCTTGCCGTTAAGATCGCCAAAGAATCGCTGGATAGCATCGCCGATTTCCCGAAGACGATCGCCAATCCAATCGAACGCTGGGCGAAGTGATTGAATCGCAGAAGAAACCTTATCCGAAACCTTCTGAGCGATTTCCGGAACAGAGCCGAACTTCGCTTGGAAGGCCATCTGGAATTCAGTACCGTAATTATTGACTTCTTGAGCGCAACCAGCCAACGTCTTGCTGATGATCCCGAGAATATCCGGGAATCCGGAAGTGCCTTTCTTCGCGCCATCAAACAGACCATCGAATACGCCGCTGATAGAATCACCAATGGTCTTGAGAACCGTTCCAAACGATGAGAATGCAGCTTCCCATAGCTTGATTGCATTGGTAACGACCTTGGATTGCTTGACATATTCGGCGAATGCTTTGGCGCCATTAATAGCCGATGAAGCGATATTAATGAATGATCCAGCGACTTTACCAGCAAAGCCCAGCAGTGTTCCGAAGCCTTTGGCTGCTAAGCCGACAACACCAAGGAACGCTTTGAACGCCGTAGCGACGCCTTTGGTGGCAGTAGTGATGACATTCAGCAACTGAGGCGAAGGTTTCAGCCCTTCGGTGAACTTGCGGAAAGCTTCAGTGAGCGCATAAATGGTATCACCACTCATGCTCGGCATGACTTCGTCCCAAGCCTTGCCCACCGCCTGAATGATCGTCTTCAGCGAATTCCAAACATTAGCTAGGCCCTGAATGACGTTCTCTCGACCGGACATCCGCTGCATTTTATTGGCGAAATCATCAGCGGAAATACTGCCATTTTGAAGACCTGCATTAAGCGCATTCAGTTGGTTGATCTGCGCATTAGTGATGCCGAGATTCTGTTTCTTCGCATCGTCATAGCCATTGACCTCTTGGGTCAATCGGTTAACGCTATCTTTCAGAATATTGGCGTTGACCCATCCTTTTCGCAACGACTTCTCAAACGAGCCGTATTGCTGAATGGCTTCGCTTGCTCCGGCACCGGCTGCGTCTCCGGTCTCCTTTAATATGTCGTTAAATCGCTGGGTATCGACGATTCCTTGATTCACCAGCTGCTTGTATCCGGACGAGAATCCTGAAGACAGTAGCTGGTTTCGAGCCTGCGATTGGGCGTTGATGATGTTATTGATCTCATCGGAAACACCGGTCCACAGATCCTTGGCTTCTTCGAAATCGCCAAACAGGATTTGCATGGACTGTGACCAACCGGAACCGACCGCTTCCTTAGCGGTATCAATAAGCTGCGAGAATGTCTTGACCTTGGTCGCCGCATCCTGAGCGGTCTGGGCGAGCTGAACCAGTTGTCTTGCTTCTTCCTCGGTGTAACCCTTGGAAACGAGCGACTGAACGGCCTTCTCGACATCAGTGATGTCCATGGCCAGGATGTTCAGCGACTGGGTCAGAACGTCTGAGGTAAGCCAACCTTTCTGAAGTGAGTCGCGGAACGAACCCTCAGCAGCGATATACTGCTTAGCGCCGGTGCCGAGCTTCTCCGAAGTCTGAACCAGCAAATCCTGAAAGACCTGGCCACCCATACCAGCGTTGACGACCGAGTTCCAGTCCATAAGCTTGACCGTACCAGTGGCCAATGCCTGGGATAGCTGGTACATAGCGGTCGAGGCCTGAGCAGAACTTGAACCAGAAATAGCTGCGAGGTTGGCAATACCCTTGATCGAGTTCACCGACGTTTGCAGATCAACACCGGCAGCTGTGAACGTACCGATGTTCCTTGTCATTTCGGTGAAATTATAAATGGTCTTATCGGCGTAGGTATTGAGCTGATTCAGAGCAGTATTGACCTGAGTGAGATTGGCTCCCTCTCTCTGGGTGTTGGCAAGAATGGTCTGAACCGAATTCAGCTGAGTCTCATACTCTTCGAAACCGCTACGAATGCCATTAGTCAGATTACTGGCAAGTTGCATACCATACGTAGCCGCTTTGGCCGCAAGATTGCCCATGGCAACAACGCCGATGGCCTCAAGAGCCTTGAAATGCGGTTGAACTGCATCGAGCTGCTCGCCGATAGGTGTGGCCTTGAAGGTGTTCACACTGTTCGTCAAGGAATCCCTCATAGAAGAGATTCCCATTTTGACGTTTTCGACGCCTTTCTGAATCGGGCTCAAATCGACACGATTGGCCGCATCATTGATACCGTCAATCGCGTCAACGGTTTGTTGAATGCCAACGGTATTGGTGCCAATCTTTCCGATCGCGGAGTTTGCTTCAGCGGCAGACTGCTGCACCTGATCGGACATCTTGTTCGCGGCGGATGCGACACCGGTTAGATTGACGTTATCGGAAGCGGCGCCAATCTGTTGAACACTCTTCTGAGCGCTCGAACCCATCTCGGCAAAGTCGTCAGCTGCTTTGGACGTGGCTTTGCTGACATCCTTCTGCATATCGGATGCAGACTTGGAGACGCTATCAAACTTGACTTTCTTGGCAGCTTTATCGAGCTCTTCAAACGACTTGGTGTCGCTGAAATTGAATGCTTTCTTGAGCTGCTCCAAAGCCTTGGTAACACGAGATACGCCTTGCTGCAAAGACGAATCGTCCATGGACAGCTTGACCACACGTTCATCGATGTTAGCCATTAGTCACCGCCCTCCAGGCCTCATCGGCCAATTGATCAAATGTTTTTGCAAGCGCCGGGTTGATGTAATCGCGTCCAGCGACGTATCCACCAGTTCCGGTGCCGTGTCCATACTGGAGAATAATGGCGATGTTCACACCATCGTTGACATTGGAATTGGTAAAAATAATTTCGGATCGATGTTTCGACCTATGGACCTCATACCCCCAGGCAGCAGCTGTCGCGCCGCTATCAACAGGTGTGGCGTTGGACAAAGCATCAACGCCTCGACGTCCGATTCGATCCAGTACTTTGAGATATCGTTGCTCTTTGATGTTAGTGATAAAACGATCAAGGCCACTGAAGTCGCCGTTTACCTCAACCCTGATACCTGTCATGACTAACCTCTCGTGTTAAAACGTTTACGATTCTCCGCAAGGATACGAGCACGTTCGGCTCTGTTGTCTTTGGCGCTCATGCGATTATGTTTATCGCCCTTCGAATTTTCTACATCGATGAGACGTATCAATGTCAGCAAACGATTGATATGCCAGTATTGAGCGCTCCAATCAATGCCTCGGGCAGTCATCGCGGCGTAGATGGTCTCGGAAGACGTGAACGAATTGGCATGGGTCTTCGTTTCGCGTCGATCGTGGATCACGGTTGCGGTATGAGGATCGGCAATGTACTCCTGAATAGCCCGTCTATCGGCATCAGTCAAGCGAAAATATAAAGAAAGGGCATGTTCAGAATCCTGATCCATGCACCAAATGTAATAATTGCTCTCCTCTTCGGTTTTAGATTCCTTGGAGAAGAATGGTTTCTTAAATTTTGATTCCCATTTTGAGATTGCGACGAGGTTATGCTCGAGCTTGAGGGTCACGGCGGGAGCGGCTGCAACAAACGTTCCAGTGTTCTCATCATAACCCTCAACCTCGGGAAGAGTGAGCTCGAGCATAATCATTCCTTACTTGACGCGAAGAACCTGACCAGGATAGATAAGATCAGGATTCGACAAACCATTCAGATCACGAATGTGCTGCCAACTGGTGCCAAAACTAGCGGCGATAGTCGACAGATTGTCATTCGACTGAACAGTATAGTATTCAGCAGTCGGCTGGGGTGATCCTCCGGAAATAGTCAGCACTTCACCTGGATAAATCAAGTCGGGATTGCCGGAATGGAATCCGCTGATCTGAGACTGATCCACACCAAGTTTTGCGGCGATCGTCGACAGTGTATCGTTGGGCTGAACCGTATATGTCCGACCCGGGGATACAGGAGCAGCGAGCTTCTGATTCACCAACGCCTGAACGGCGGCATAACGACCGCCGAGCTTCTGCTTGCGAGCATCACCGTCACCGAATTCACCACGAATCACGGCATTGGCGAGATCGTCATCGGAACGTCCGGCGAATGGATAGACAGGCTGTGAAGGAGGAACAATCGAAGCGTTTCCGCCACCAGTCACATACTTGTCGAACGTGGCGCCATCGCCGTAGAACTTATTCAAATCCAGATTTCCGCCGTAGCCGGGAAGACGACCGGCGGAAGAATACTGACGAATGACACAAGCGTAAGCGCCTTCATTCCACGGAGTGTCCTGATAACCAGTAGGGGTGTTGTTCGCATACTGCGCGATCCACAGACCACAGTTCTGACGATTGGCGACAGCTGCAACCTGAGCATAATAAGCTGCCGACGAGTAAATGAGCGGAGGAATACCAGTACGAGCCTTCACCTGAGCGACGACTTGTTCGAGATACCACTCGTCACCCCAAGCGGAATTCTCTTGAGATTCCCAATCGATGCAGAACAGACCTGCACTGACCCAATTGATACAGCTGTCGACAAAATGATTGGCCTCGGCGACGGCGTTGCCACCGGAGACGTAATGATAGACGCCAAAGCGCTTTCCAGTCGCACGTGCCTGTTCGACCTGTCGAGCACAATCGGGGGATACGTACCCGGTCCCCTGAGTGGCCTTTGCAATAACAAAATCGGCGGGAACAGCAGTAAGATCGATGTAGGCCTGCCAATTCGAAATATCGATACCATTGAGAAACATGATAGCTCCTTTCCGTTATAATGGTCAGGCCCTCTGAAAGATGGTGGTCAAGAAAACGTGTAGCATCATTTGTGGCTAATGTTGTTATCTTCCAGAGAGTCTGACCACCATAAAGGTGGCCAGGAAGAATTACTTCCTATTTTGAACGACTCAGGACAGGGCGAGCGCGTTCGGTTCGTCGACAGCATTCGGTTCGTCGACAGCGAAATCGGACAATTCGGCAGTGTGAGTTCCGCCACCAGGGGTGGTGGACTTGAACATATTGATCACTTCAGCGATTGTAGGCAGAGTCGGAGAAGTGGTGCCAGTGCCACGTCCATACAGCTTGTCTTCGAGTGCCTTGAGCTTGGCCTCATCGACCTTTGTGGAGTCGATAGTGACCTGAGCGGTTGCAGTCACACCATCGACGCCGACTTCGACTGGATCGGTGCTGATCTCCCAGCTCAGGGTCTGGGCCTCCGGAGAATCATTGACGGTCGCATATTCGCGCTCGGACGGGGCTGCGGTGGCACCATAGATCAGATGCAGCTTGTAGCCATAGTTGATGCCAGCGGTATCGTTGCCGACCTTGGTTCGGTACGAGAAACCGAACTTGCGACGAGCCTGCTGACCAACGGTAACGCCCTCGACCGGAGTGGCCTGACCATCACACGGAGCGAACTCCGGCGGATAAGTGAAGGCCTCGATGGTGGCACCGAATTCCTCAGCGGAAGTCAGGGTCAGGTACTTGATGTTGTCGGCGTACTGAGCAGACGCTTCAGCGCCGGAAGGCGATTCGGTGACACCAGTCAGACCGTTCCAAGCGACACCGGCATCGTAGCCGGTGCCATCCGCCTTCATGACGAACAGAACGCCACGATCGACGCCAGTCTCATACGTACGTTCGCCGGTCTTATCCCAAACAAGAGCTGCCATGGGATACTCCTTTCAGAAATAAATGACAAATGAGTCGTGATGCAGATTTTCAGTGACGTAATGCCTGTCAAAGAGGCATTTCGGAAGCGTCGCGACTCGATCTGGTATGGATGAATCGGGATCCTTTTCGATGACAGTCACCTGGTAACGCTTCTCATAGATATATGGAGCGTCATCAGCGAACTGTGTATCGGCACTCGTCCGTTCATAGACAATTGCGGGATACTCGATTCTAGACGGGGCCTGAAAATACACATGCCCCGAGAAATTCGGTGTTACATTGCGAACATCATCGGGAAGCGCCTCATAGGCTTCACTCATGAGATTCTCAAGTATCTGTTGTAGCTCCTCACGGGGTCTGCTCATGATACTCACTTCCTAGTTGCAATATGACACGGGGACGCTGGATCTGAACGGAGGTGATTTTCCACAATCCGCCCATCCAACGCACATAACGCAACGCTTGCAGATGATCATTGAAATACGGGTCCAAGATGATCGATATCGACTGATCTAGTCGCATCGGTTCATTCACCTCGGACCCTGTATTCCAACGAACGGTATTGCGAATGACAGTGCCTGTGTACTGTCGTTCGACAATTTCATCTCGATATACACCGGGAGCCGTCTTCACCTGTTCCGCGAATCCTACTGCTCCAGCGAATCGGGCCATTGATCACCCTTATATCAAGCGGACTGTGCGGGAAGCACTGCCTTACCGTATTTGCGAGCCTTACCACCGGCAGTCAAATCAACCACGGAGATGACCTGACCACTGGTTCCGGTGACCTTTTGTCCTGCGGTGAACGCAGTCCATTCGGAAGTCGTCACCGTCTGATCATACGTGATCGTCGGAGCGGCATTCGCAGCGGTCACACGATAATATCGAGTGTTACCTGCTTCAACGTTAGGAGTCACCGTCACCGAATATCCGTCGGCTCCAGGTGTGACACCAACAGTCAAGGTTCCAAGCGTAGGAGCGGTAACCGTGATCTGAGCCTCACCGGTCACCTTGCTACCATCCTGTGCGGAAGCCACGATGTGGGCAACGCCGGCGGTCTTTCCGGTCACGACACCGGATTGCGACACGGTAGCGATAGCCTCCTGCTTAGAAGACCACTTGATATTTTGATTAGTTGCGTCAGTGGGGGTGATTGTCGCCCTGAGCTGAGTAGTGCCTCCAACGAGGATCGACTGCGTGGAAGGAGCGACCGTGATGGCGGTCACCTTCTTATCAGTCGATTCGGGAGGCGTCACGCTTTTGGGGCTGCCTCGATCACGATCGCGGACTTCGGCTTGGTCAGAGCAGCGGACATACGGGTCTCAATCAGGTACTTGTACTGGTTGTAATCGATGTCGAAGTCGTTGAACGAGGTCACATCGCCGCCACGATCGGTGCCGACGGTGTAATCGCGAGGATCGACGATGATGGCCTGAAGGACGTTGTGGTTCTCCAGCTTGAAGTTCTCGAGCAGCGGAACCTCAACGATCTTCTGGACACCGAGCTCGAATGCCAGAGCGGCGTCGGAATCGTACAGACGACGACCCATCTGATCACGCTGCACGGCGAAGCTGGCGTGCAGGGTCGGGGAAACAAATGCGGTCAGGACGCCAGAACCCATGTAGCCGACCTTGGACTGACGAATACGGTCAACCAGAGCGGTCTGGGTTTCGTCGGCCTTACCCACGGAATGCATCACATACAGATCGTCGTCGGAAACGATCGGACGAATGCATTCGGTGTTGATGTGGTCCTCAGCGGAAACTTCACGACCGTCACCGATAAGGAATGCACGAGCAACTTCCTCATCGAGCTGGATACGCATTTCACGCATCAGGAAGTTCACCACGGAGAACTCGGTGATGTCGAGCACGTCATCACGGTCCACCTTCTGCTTCTTGTAGATGGTGGTTGGCGTGGTCTGACGCTTGTACGCCGTGATCATTTCATCGAACTTGCGATGGTTGTTGTTACGATCAAGCGTGAAGCCCTTAGCACGAGCCTCATCCGGAGTCAGGTCAACGTACGCGGACTTGATGCGAGTCCACGGAACCTTATGGACGCCGTTCAGAAGACCGGCCACCCACTCGGTGTCGCGCTTGTACAGATCGGGCTCAGTGCGCTCGGCGCGGGCATCCGGGAAGAACACGTCGATATTCTTGATGCCGTAATTCTGGGCGTGCTGGAGCACGAACTTCTGAAGAGAGCCAGACGGATCTCGCTGAGCAGCTCGGAAGAAGTTCTCCTGAGCATGGGCGAAATCGGTAGCGCCCTTCACACCTTCAGAATGCATAAAGCTCTGATAATCATCAGAATGCTCAAAAGACGTAGCGCCTTCGGTAGCATTGTGTTCGAAGATATTCATTTCATCTCCTTCATCCGCCGACTGTTCGACGGTTTGCTGTTTGTTGGATTGTTCACCCTCGGTCTTGGCCGATGTGGTCTTACCCTCATTCAGAGCCATACCGACAAGACCTTCGACAAGCGCCTTCTGCTTATCATTCAGACTGTCGTAGACCTTCTGAGGATCCTCGTCATCCGATTCAGAATCGGAATCGTCTGAATCAGTTTCTTTGGATTTTGCGGTTTGTTTGGCAGAACCGTCGGAAGCTGGTTCATCCTCTTTCTTGTGCTTCTCCGCATTTGCATCTGCGTGAAGCACTTCATTCAGAGAATCTTCAGAGAATACCTCCGAAGGATCTCCAGACTCGTCACCTTGTTCGATCTCGCACAGGAAATTGGCGCTGATCGAGGACGGATCCTCAAACGAGTCACCATCGTCAGAATGACGAATCACATTATCAATAGTCGCCTCTGGGTTAGCCCCAGCAAAGACCAACGACACTTCACGGATCTTACCATGAAGTACATCGGCTCCTTCCTGGACTACCTTATTGGCGGCAATGGACAGCGACATCATATCGCCATGTTGAATAATTCCACGAGCAGCCTTACCGGCATCGGTATCATTCAAATAGCCATATGCATAGACGCCATCATCACGGTTTTCCAGTAATGCCTTACCAATCACCGAAAGCGGACTGGTATGATCGTGCTGGAACACCAGAGGAACCACGGTGCCATCCTGATCGGCGAATGCATCCTTACGAATGACTCGGCCATCGGAGCAAAGAACATCGTTCTTTGTAGCGTAGCCACTGAAATCACTCTTAAAGCCATCAGCCATATGGATCACTCCTTTCTCGAATTAATGTTATTTCTTCGTTCTAGACTTTTTCTTCGTCTGAACAGCTTTGGTCATCGAAGCATCGGAATAGAGTTTGTTAATTTCACTATCCAGAGTCTTCGAATAATCAGAACGAGTCTTCTGCGCAAACTCGATATACTTCTTCTGAAAATCGGCTTTCGCTCGAGCATTGTCTTCGCGCAATCCTGCGATCTTGCGTTGAATCTGCTTACCTAGCGTCTTCTTCTTTTCAGGAGTGAGTTGTTTCATTTGCAATTGCAACTGACGAATCTGATTAGCCATTTCCACTGAAGATGAATAAATCTTTTGATTCCGATTACTCTGTTCCTTCTTGAGAACCGAATAACGTTCCTCTCGGATTCGTTTGGTAATATAAGCTTTCGCTTGCTTACCTTCATCATTCAGTGTCTTGCCTTGAGTATCATATCCTTTGAGGTGTCTAGTCTTCATGTAATATTCATGAGCTTTGACTGGATCATAATACTTTGATGCGTAGTGTTCAAACGATTCGGTCATTCCAGTTCCTTTTCAAGATCTGCAAGATCGGCATCGTTCTTATCGAACGCTGCTATTTCCGCATCATATCGTTCCTGGGTCATTGGTTCTTCGTCAGAGCCTTCGGACTGACCTTCATCAGTAAGACCGGACATATCTGATCCGGAATCGGCCTTGTTGAGGTTCTTATTACGAAGTTCATCGGCAGCAGGATCGTCGACTCGAGACATGCCGAGAACTGAACGGAATTCGTTCGAGGTCATGATCTCGTTTCGTGTGAACTTATCAGCGAGTTCAGCAATCTGATCGACCGGAGCCAGCTTAAACGGATCTCGGAAGAATTTAATGGTCTGTCCCTGAGATCGAGCGGTCTTCGTGAGGAACTTGGCGTTCATCGCATCACAGATCGACGAAATGATTGGTTCAATCGTACGATTGTGATAGTTCAGCATTTCCTCAGCAGTAGCGGTGCCATTAGCAATGGCTTCCGATACGCCCAATTGACCGTACAACATGGTTGTCAGGTATTTAATCTGTTCGAGAAGATTATTCTCAACAGATCGATTCAACTGGGTAATACGTTCAGTGCCATCGGTATAGGCGATGCCATACTTCGAACCTGTGAGCTGCTTTTCGATTTCGGAACGACGACGTTCGGCTTCCTTACGGCGAGCATCAGACTTAATCGTATATGGAAGCTGAAGAATCAAATCCAATTTTCCAGAACTGGATTGATCATCAATCGCATCCAAAAGATTAAGTTTCCGAATCAATCGCTGAAGCGTCGAATTCGGTTCATTCATGACCGAGTATAGCGGGTTCTCGACGATTGCCACCCAGGTCTTGGGAAGAACAAGTTCTTCTCGTTGACCTGAAATATCGTTATATACTGATACTCGAACGTACTGCGGCATCCAAGCAATGATCCTGCCGACCCTCAGTTCATAAATGTCGTATGAACCCGATGAGTTCGGATTATCAGATGTCTTTACCGGAACAGCAGCTGCGACTCCATCATCGAACATGGTTGTTGTCAAATCATGAATGAACTGACGACCGGTTTGATCGATGTTAGCCGCAACGTTGAGACAATCGTCCAAAGGATCCTTGATTTCCTCAATATATTGGCCTTGAGTATCCAATCGGCAATGTCGAATTGTCAATGTCGACACGTCGAGAGCAACCCTATTGTACAACGCCGAAACGATAGATCGTTCATTTCCGCCGGTGAAATAAGGTCGATCCGGATTCAACGAATATGATTGTCCAACGTTTGGGATATACTTCCCTGGAGGAGTCGAAAAAGCATTCCAGAATTTGCTGATTTTTGTTAATGCGGTAGCCATGTCAGTTCATCACCTTCTTTCGAACGGCTTTGGCAACGAACTGGTTGTTCGACGGCTTCTTTCGAACCGCCTTAGCCGCAGGCATATTTGAAACCCATGATTCTGGAATTAATTTCTCCAATCCCAAAGCCTTGGCGCGTTGTTTGATCCATGCTTTGGCTTTCTCAGGGTCTTTGGAGCGACCATATGAACTAATGGCATTCTTCAAATCTTTTTCGTTACGAATTGGAAAGCTTCCATCAGGAAGAGCCTCCCCTTCCTGCGAAAGTTTTTTACGAAGAGCAGCCTTAAATTCAGCCATGATTCACCTCCTTACTCGAATGCATCTCGATTGTTCTTGAATGCTATAAAAGCATCCATCATTGCGGCAACGGCATCGATCTTGTCTTCACGACGAGCCTTGTATAGCTTTCGATTACCGTTGGTATCTTCCAATGTCATACAGTTCGCCATGGTGAATGACATCAATGATTCATCAAACAACAAACGACGATCTTCAGCGAGTTTCTTCAATTCACCAAGCGGAACAGATTCCGTCTTGGCTCCTTGAATGACTTTCTCAATGGCGAAAGCACCATTGTCTTGCGTCCATCGTTCAACGAATCGTTTGGCATTGTATGGATCATAACCGAATGCGCGAACATCATACTGACAATCAATGATGTGTTGATCGAGATCATCGTATACCAAATCCATGTCAAGAGTGGTTCCTTCCATGATATGCAAAGAACCTTCTCGAATGAATTCCTCATACTTCTGACGAGCAGCTGTGGGAAGTTTTGTCAAGGTATACTCGGAAATATAATTTCGAGTCTTGATTCCGAACACTTCACCACGCAGTGGGAACATGAAGGTGAACGAACAGAAATCATCGCCTTGCGAAAGATCGGCACCGAGTGCGCATGGTAATCCCCAGAAGTCCTTCTTGGTGTGCGGAAGCGTTTCCTCATACGTAAAGAAGTAGGTGTAGCCTTCCATAGGGATGCCGAAACGTTTGGCCAGAATATCATTACGATTGGCCGGTGCTTTTTCCGCACGTTCGACATCGTTCTGTAGCGTTTCATACGTTACGGTGATGCCAATGTTCGGATTTGATTTCATCCAAGTTGAAGGATCGGCGACCTCTTTGACATCATCCTGTCGATAGTAGAATATCGAGGTGTGAAAGTCCTGATACTCGCCTTTCAGAATGCTCATAAGCTCAAGCTTGATGGTATCACCGACCGAATTACGGACAGTACCTTCAGACGATGTCGCCACGATCAGCCAATCGGAACCGCCTCTATCGGATTGCTCTTTAGAAGCGCCTTGGGCCAATGCACCGACAACATCTTCACGAGTATCACCAGAAAGCCACTCGTCAACGGTAGCAATCTTAGGTCGAGCGCCCTGAAGTTTATCGATGGACATCGGACGAACTTCGACGAGACTGTTCGTCGGAAAATATTGAATGCCAACCTTTGTCGATGCCAACATGACCTGATTGCCAGTGACACCGCCACTTCGTCCTGGGAGTTTTCCTTGAGTCATCATCTTAATCGCCGGTCCTGGAGCTCGCTGAATAGCGGTACGGATCGGCGACATGATCTCATCGGCAAGTTTCATGGTCGGTGCCACGACAATTCCGGTGGTAGTATTCGGATCGCACAGTAGCATGTATGCCTGCAAGCATGTCGCATACAATGACTTGGCATTACCACGGGAAACGATCAAATATTGTCGATTGATCAAACGCTTTTTGATGCGTTTGGTGACGTAATGGCCTCCAGGACGATCAGTATTCGGAATATAGACCGACCGATCCACGAAATAGTACCATCCGAAAATCTGCTCGCCCCATAGCTTGAACGAATCAAGCAAATGAAGCGGAGAGCCATCGGTCAACACAAGTTCGTGCTCGCAGAAATTCACCCAATGCTCGACAGCGGTATCATCATAGTAAATGCCAGGATTTGCGATCATAGCATCTATACGATTCATCTCCATCGAGATTTCACGACATACCGGAATTTCACCCGATATCACTTTCTGACGAAACTCGCCATAGTATCGCGGAGTCGCAGTGTTTGACAGTGTCATACGCTACTTCTTTTTCTTTTTCGACTTCGCATGTCGTGGTGTGGAAGGCGCGATCTTGCTTTCAGCATATCCTTTGAGAGCCGTCTTAAGATAATCTTTAGCGATTTCTTTACCGGCATCAATGGCCATGGATTTTCCGGTATCCAACATGAAATGAATAAATTTCTGGCCTTTAGATCGTGATGCCTCTTTCTGCTGAGCCGTCAATCGATTATAATTGGCTATGGCATTGGTTCGATTCACCCAATCGTTAATCTCCTGGGTGGACATGTCCTGAACCTTCATGCGAGAAAGACGTTGATACTTCTCGTTGTCAGATTCTTTGCGAATGGCCTGAGATCCTTCAGTTGAGTCCTTACCGGAATTCTTGTCGGAATCGCCTTCCCAATCTTTCTTTCCACGAGCGGCTTGAAGTTCTTTGGTCGAACGTCGACGTCCCCATTTCATACCGAGGATACCGAAATGTTCAAAACATTGCTCGACCGGATCAATGGCTTCAATGTCGTTATCCATCAAATGCTCCTTCCGCATTAACATTCAATCGCCATTCAAGCTCTTGAATCTGTTTTTCCATAGATTGTACGAGGAATGAATTGGACGGAGGATCAAACAGCAATCGTGTCTTGAGATAGATATAGGTTTTAATTCCATTGAGTTGCGATACGTCGCTGGTAAAATTATGCCAAACCTCGCTCTCGGAAGTAATCTGAAATCCATCCGAAGGTCCGATCCCTATCTGATGCAGAGTCATCAATGCCGAATTGATATCAATGATGATTTCCGGATCAAAACCATTAAATGTTTCATCGATGCCAAGCATCTGCTTGATCGTATTCAGGATCGAAGATTGCAATAGCGTACCCATTGATCCTCATTTCACTCTGACGGTAACATCTTGTTCGAGATGTTCGTCGTTGACGTCATAACTAAAATGCAATGCGTATACGTTGTTGGCGATCATCGGTTGGATCTTTGCTTTCAACACCGTATAATCGCTTCGAATCGCTTGCACTTCGCAATCTCCCGAAGCCTCGATAGCATCACCGTTCATAAGAGACCACAGTGCATTGGTGACCTCAAACGGATGACGATCGGTACTGTTGATGGCGATGGATACCCTACGATCTTCTCCGCATAAAAACGTTTCCGATTCAAGCATACGATGACTCCTTCCGGCATCGGCGAACGGCAGGCCGTCTTGCATCAGACGTATGACATACGGATACAAGACAAGCCGGCACTTGGTTTTAGCATTGCCGATATACTGGATTTTCACGAATCCATCGAAATGGCCTCTGGCTCCTCGATCATTCTCGGCCCACAACTCCATGTGCAGCAGATTTGGGGACCAATCGCAATACCCATACCAGTAATCCGGCTTGTCTTTTAGGGGTCGCAACGGTATTTCAACGCCGTCAACTTCACCCCATACCCGTATGATCATGATGTGATCCTATCAGACGTTAGCGGCGGGAGCGGAGTCGGTCACCTTGAAGGTGAAGACGATGCGGCCGCCGGCATCGACAGTGGTAGCAGACGCATGAACATCGGTGATCACCGGCTTGGTGGTATCGATCGTGACGTTGCGAATAACCTGCGTGGTCTTGCCGAGCGAATCGGTGGCGATGATCGTGATGGTGTGGCGACCCTCAGTAGTGATAGTGATCGCCTTGCTGAACGACCCATTGGCACCAAGAGTGACAGGTTCAGCAGCACCGCTGTCGACCTTGATAGTGACCCCGGAGATAGTGACGCCAGCGACAGGTGTAGTAGCAGCGCCTGCAACGGTGATGGTCTTGGAGTTGGTAAGCAGATTGTCCGCCGGAGAAGTAATGTTAAGGGCCGGAGCCGCGGTCGAAATGGTGAAGTTCGACGTAAGGGCAGTGCCAGCGTTGCCATCGTTATCGGCAAATTCGAAGGTGACCTTATTGGCACCATCGGGGAGGCTCTTTGCCGTGTACTTGACAAGAGTCTTACCAGCATCGTCACCGGAACCAGCTTCAATGGTGTATCCATCGGCTTCGGCTGTCTTCAGCGGAATAGCAGTGTTATTCACCTTCAGCTTGAAGCTAGCGTTGTTCAAACCAGATCCGCCATTATCAGACACAGCGATGACCACGTTCTGAGTATTGACACCAAGCACGGAACCATTAGACGGGGTACGAATCTGACCCTCAGGCTTAGTCTTCTCGAGAACGCGAATCTTCAGTTGGGCACCATACGTGGCATCGTTGGAATCAACAGTCGCGGAGTTTCCAGCCTGATCTTGAGCAAAGACTTCGGCCTTGTATACATGATCGGGCTGACCATACGAAGACGTGGCAGGTGCCGTCGCAGTAGCTGTCCACAACTGAGTCTCAGCATCATAAGTCGCCACAAGTTCCTGACCGTTGAACCGTACGACTGCTTTCTTGATATTAGACATTTTGTTTGTTCTTTCTAGTAAATCGGTAAACCGAAATTGATCTTCGAACCATGGTCATCATAAATGTTGACGTAGTTCGAATCTTTAAGACCATCATCGATGATCTTAAAACTGAATACAATCCGTTGCCCTGATTCCACGATGTGGGGTGAGGATACGACATCTATGATTTCCATTGATGAGCACCCATCCTATGTATGTGGTAATATTTGGCAACTTTCGGCAACGATGCGATCGCCATCTTTTGTATCGAGACAGATCCAAGAAATGTCGCCGGTTTTAACCGTTCGCACTTCCTGTTGCTGATCCCTGGTGACAATCATGAAACTGCACGCGATGCCTAGAAGGATCGCTGAGATCAATGCCGACATTATCGCCGAAACACATGCTACGATCTCAAATGTGGTATATTTTTTCATGTTCACCTCCATGGTATCATATCGTTCGGAAAACGTTCATTCATGATCCGAAGTTGGTTTTTGTCGCCGTAGTGAATGGCATTATGGGTTGCCAGAGAACACGAGATAAGAAACTCTGGATCAAGCATGTTGCGATCTGCATGTTCGATCTGATCGGGAGTCAATGGATTCATGTGATGAATCATGATCTTTCCTGGTATCGGGTAATCCCGATGACCTAGATCAAAACCATTATCTCGAGCGATCACATAATCTCGAACATCATACCATTCTTTCGAATGATAGAATCTCTGGTTCATCCATCGTTCGTTACCAAATGTCGGACGAGCGACTGTTCCATTCAGAGCAAGATACTCGAAACGTTCTTCATACGATTCGATACGCATGAGTTCTGAATAAGTTCGAATAATGCCATTCATGATCGAGCCTCGGTGACGCCGGTCTGGTTCTGGTAGTGAGAACCAAGTTCGACCGAACCGTACATCCGATCGACTTTGGTGTTGAGACGAATGAAGCACAACTGGCCGATAAGCATTCCTGGCTTTAGCAGAATCGGGAATTGATTCTCGTTCTTGATCTCCAAGGTTATGGTTCCTTGAAAACCGGGATCAATGAAGCCAGCCGTGACATGCGTCGTCAGACCGATACGTCCCAACGACGATTTTCCTTCGAAACGACATGCTAGGTAATCGGGGATCGATACTGATTCTACGGTTGATCCAAGAATGAATTCACCAGGACGAAGAACATATTCCATATTGGCGACGTTGAGGGTATCCATCGATACGCCACGTAATTCTTTCGATAAACCGTTAATAAGATGTATCGCTGAATCGTTAATCTTCACGAATCGCTTGATTCGTGAATCGAGTCGAACATCATAACTGCACGGCTGCAATTGATCTTCATCAAATGGATCGATCAAACCGCAATTTGTGGCGAGGCCTCGAATAGTTCTATCCGATAAAATCATTCTTCCACCTCTTCTTCGCCAGATGGCATGATGTAGCCCTGCATGGCTTTGACTGCTTCTTGGAAAAGCTTTGTCTGATCTTCGAAACTATTGATGGCGTGGGTCTGAGCTTCGATCTTGCGATTCTCATACCGCATCTTCTCCATCTCGAGTTGGTTTCGAGACGAGGCTTGCTTTAAGAAGTGCACTGTTTCTGCCGAGGAAGCGGTTCCCTCTCTTAAACGACGTTCAACAAGATCCATAGCAAGTGCTTCGAGCTGTTGCTCACGTCCTTCCGGAGTTCTTTCTGGAATAAGTGGAGGGGAGATAGGTTCCTCGACCCGTTTGCGACGAGCCATATGGATATCATCTCCTTTTGTTAGCGGATTCTCAACGCTATCGCAGAGTTTTCTAGGGGTATTGGGGAGAATCATGCTCGATCCAAGGAGTGTTTCCACCGTTTCGCAGCGGTACATGTATCGGAAACTAATTCGGAGAGCACCCAACACCCCCGGAGAACCCTACGAGAGCTAAAAAGCAATTCCAAAATATCCCCCGCGGGGTATTTTCGAGTTGCCGGGCGATGCCATAGGGGGTGGGTTTTCCACGACCCCCTCCCCCGGTATCTCAAAAGAGATCCTAGGGTTGGGCATCTCAATAATTTTGAATCCAAACTTATATGGATTCAAAATTATTCGTTAGTGTGAATTGCAAATAATTTTACAAACCATCCATAGACGGTTGCGGTTGAATGAAAGTTAATTCATTCACAATAACAATGAACAGCAATGAACAATAATGATTGACAATGATCGATCGTGATTGACATTGATTATCAATGATTGATAATGCTTGATAATGATCGATGAATGATAAGATTCATATGAGCAAATACGATTCATTGTTCATACGAATCTTATCATTCATCATGCAACATGCATCAAGCATTGTTATCATGTTTGCCATTGCATGTGTTGTCAATGACGAGCAACATGATACAATCACATATGCAATCGCATCATGCTATTCGTTTGAGGCAGCAGATGGAACTTCACGCCATGATGGACGTTTGGCTAATGTGTACACACCCAAAGGATCATGAGCAAAGAGATCTCGAATCATTCGAGCATACTCGATTGCTTGATCCTCATCAGACATGTTGTCATAACCCATGAACATTTGGCTAACTAGACCACATGTATCATAGCCCATGGCAATGTCTAGATTCATCCATCCTTCAAAATCAACGAATGGATTGATAGGGTTGTCCACTGTGGTTACCAATACATCATGCCTAAGACATGCTTGCTCTAGTGGTGATAATGTCATACTTCATCACTTCCCAAGATTCTCAGACAATGTCGAAGTCGAAATACCCAAAGCATCTGCAACTTCTGCGTTGGTGTAGCCAGCATTCATGAGCGATTTCGCTCTAGCAATAGCCCAAGAAGGAAGCTTTTCTTTCTTTCTCGGAGTAGCCAGTTCTCGAACTCGATCAGGATCGGCGTATTGCAGTATCTCACGAAGCCTGTTAGCTGAGATGGCCCTTGCTTGAATCGCCTCCCAGTCTCGATCCGTAAGCTCCACCCTCTTGGATTGAATACCAACAATAGCTCTAGCTCGTTTGAGTTCTTTTTGTCCAGCTTTCTTCAGATCTTCCTTGTCATAGTCAGGATGATCTTCCTTGATAGCACGGAGCCTCTCATTAGCTATGACCTGGGCCTTTCGTTCCAGGGGCTGATTCTTCTTGGCTTCATTGAGCTGGGCTACCATCTTCTTAACTTCAGGGGCATATTGTTTTCTAGCCTGGGGGTCCACTTTGAAAGGCTCCGCCTGGAGGTAGGCCTTTCGAGATTGGTTACCCAAATCTTTCATGCCGTTAGAGTAACGGGCATAAATAGATTCCATCAAAGTACCAGAAGAAAGTTCCCTAGCATCCTTGGCCTCGGCGAGTTTCGTAGACTTCGTAATGTTGGGGACTGTTTCATAACGAACAACCTCGCCCTTCGAATTACGAACCGCTCGATGATGAGATTCACCGGTAAGTTCGTAACGTTTCTCACCGGTCTCAGGATCGATCGGGCCGCCATTCTTCATGGATCGGGGCTTGCGCTCCGGAAGACGGACCACACCCTTAGCTCTTGAAACAAGAGTAGAAGCTCCACCACTTTGGAACTTCTCCTTGAGGGCCTTGATGTTATTATCAGTCTCGGATTGTTTCCAATCAAGCTTATGCTTTTCGGAATCAATCACCACCATGGAGTGACGAACTGCACGAACCAATTCATCGGGACGAGCGCCTTGGATTGTCATATCGGTAATCAGATTGGATACGATACCCATCTGACGCTGCTTCATCTCGGGAGAAATCAAACGCTTGTCATTGGGCTTGATGTCCTTTGGCAAGGCGTATGATTCCTTAGGATCAAATCCTTGAAGCCCCTTCAATGGAGCAGCGTTCTTGATCTGACCGCTTTTATTTGGAATTACCTGTACGGTATCTCCATCAAAGTCAGCACCTGATAGACGTTCGGCTACTTTGGAATTAATGCCGACTGCATCCTTGGCATTGCCGATATATTTGAGACCTTCCTTGTTGCGATTGTTCACCACAAGTTCAGGCATCTCGAATCGACCAGCGTGCGGATATCGAACCAGCATCACCTTCTCGCCATTTCGGTAGTTCGGCGCATAGATCTCACGATCACTCAACGAATTGATCGGAAGGATCACATGAGACTTCTGACGGGGAACAGCGGCAGCCTTCAAAGAAACGGCAGCAGAATCGCATTCGTCGGCAAACTCTTGAAGAAGCTTTTGCTTGACAACTGGATTGGTCAACGATTTGATTTCTTTCAGATTCAATCGAGAACGATCTAGAGCAATGCCAAGTTGCTGAGAAGCAAACGAAGGTTCCTGCTTGGAAAGCATCTGAGATGGTAGATTCTTAGACCAACCATCCCAATCGCCTTCGGTATTCAAAATATTCAAAGACGATTGTTTCCTCTTGCCCGTCTTTGGATCCACATAAGTAGGTTGCAAACGAACGGCTGCTTTGAACGGGTTCTCCGTATCGATGACTTCTGTTCCGTTGGCAGACTTGATAGTCTGCATCTTCTTCAGAACATCCATCTTCGGAGTGCCCTTGTGTTTGTTGGTACAGAAAGCCACATCAACACCAGGCGGGAACGACCGAGGATCACCAACGAGTGCCATGCCTTTGAGGTAGTGGGTACCGTCAACGGCAATTCGAACCTGAGCGTAACGTTTGCCATCCGGCAACTGAAGATCAGGAGCCTTGGGATTGATCAGCATCACGCCATCTCGTTCGACGCCCTTGAATCCAGCAAACTTGTCTTCAGCATAAACGATCTTAACTCGCTTGCTATCGATTGAGACCGGAGGCTTCAGTGCTCCGGAAGATCCTTCTGGAATGTCATCGAGGTTCTTCGCCAAAGAAGCGATACGCTCACGATGAGCATACAGACCTTCCGGACCTGAAACCTTGACACCTGGAGCGGTCAACAGCTTAAGAGTCGTCTTCTGGCCAGGACCAGTGCCGAGCTGATTCTCATACATGTAGTGGACTTCATAGCCCTTATCGACCGCCATCTGCACTGCGACCTTGAGTTTATCGGCAGAAGTTCCCAGATATAGTTCTGAGGATTTACCGATATCAAGACCGCCGTTCTTCGGAACCGAAGCCATAAGCTTTTCTGAGATATCAGTAGCGATGTCCTTACGAACTTCACGACCATCTTTAAGCCAGCCACGGACTGTCGATTCGGAACGTCCAAGCTCTTTGCCGATGGCTGTGGCACCCCAACCTTGCTTCTGAAGATTCAGCGCTCGGTTGCGAGTATAGTTCTCGGCTTCATTCCACGCCATGGAATATCGGGCTCGGTATTCGGTCGTAGTCATGCCAAGCGCTCTTGCGATCTCTGTGGAATTGCTGATCCCTTGCTCTTTGAGCCGAGCCACTTGACCCAGCAAGCCATTGGCTCTGGTCAAGGAATCTTCATCGCCGGAACCCCATTTGTACCGTCCGGAATGCGGAGTGGCGCCCTGATGTGGGGTACCGTAATGCTCGAAGTCATACAACGACTCGTCATCACCAGAATATGACTCTTCAGCCATAATCCGCTCCTTTCTAGAAGATCAATTTATTAGCTTTCGCTTCGGCGCGAAGTTCACGAATCATTTTATCATCATGAACAATAAGATCCATAATATCCTTGATGGTTTCCGGATCGGTAAACTCTTCGATGCGAACTTCATCATTCTGATAGAGTCGGCATTCGAAATTGATATCATCCGGTTTGATGTTGTACTCGAGACAGAACAGAGCGCAATACACATGCAGCTGTCCGAACTCGAGCACGTCCTTCTGACCGGTCTTGAGATCAAATACTCGAAGAAGTTTCTTCTTCGGATCAAAACCGATAAGGTCGGCAGTCCCGAAACAATACTCGCTGTAATAGAGCACCACTTCTGGACTCATGTTGTATCCGAGACCGTCATTGATGAACTCGTTGATAGTCTCATGATTGCGCGGCATCTTTCGGCCCATCCTATTCGCAAACTCGGCGAAGGCGTGAAGCTGTGTGCCACGTTCCTTCATGAGATTGGAATAGAAGATATCCTTGAAGTGCTCATCGTCATAATTGAGCCAGACATGATGGCTGGCGCTCAGATATGCGTGCTTGCCTTCAAGGTCCGTATGCTGATTGAACGTGAATGCCATGTGAACTCCTAAAATGAAAAGCCGTGATTCCCTAGGCTTTGGATAGATATTGCTTGACTTGGTCCACCACATCGTCTTCATTCGAAGGATCAACGAACGAAGCGAAGCCGCCATCGTCGTTGATCTTCTGGACGAAGTAATCCTGATTCGGTCGATGGGATGCGGTAGCAGAGCGTTTAACTTCCAGCGAAGCAAATCGGCCATGCGCAAGAATCAAGAGATCCGGAATACCTTGCACTTGATTCGCATCAGCTTTCATGACAATGGATCCTGGAATCTCTGTCCTCAAGCGCTTGACCAGTTTGCGCTGGAAGTCTCGCTCTAAAACCATGGAAAACCTCCGACCGTAAAATACGGTAGATACCTGTAGTTATATGTATATTCTATCCATTATGGGGAATGTACGAGACGATGTTTGTGCACATTTGTGCACAAATGATCTAGATGTATTCGGCGACGAAGTTATCCGACCATATGCCTCTTCCACACATCAGTTCTCGCAACGAATTAAGACTAAACCCTTTCTTGATACTTGCTTCATAGATATTCGGAAATACTTCCGAAGTGCCGTATCGAAGTGTGGTGATCTTAATCGGATGATCCTGGTATTTCCGAACGGGATGCAACGGTACCACATGCATCCATCCAATTTTGATGATCTCATCGCCATTATGCTCGACGAGTTCGCGCTTGGCGTCTTCCAGCTGCATTCCGGCATAGTAGCTATAGTCGTCGATGTCCTGGCAGATATGATCATCTTCCATGACTCGCATGGGCTGTTCGAATATTGGTTCGCGAAAACGCATGGTTCCTCCTAAAACACTCGATGGGTATCGGTAATGTACACATGTACAAGACGCCGACACTTCACGCAGTAGACGATATGTAACAACAAGCGAGCACCATTCAAATCGATTTGACTCGGAGCATCGTCTCGAATAACTGGTGCAGTCACTTCCCAGCTCTCTCGGTCATGGTTGCAATTAATCCCCTCCGTCGACATTTGCTGTGCGATCTGTCGGATGGCATCGGCATCGACATGAGGGATCTTATCGAGCGGTACCATGAGTTTGGTTCGCTTTCGACATCCCGAACAATAACACGCCAGAACGAAATCGTTCATGGAAAAATTACGACGTTCCTGAGGTGTGAGTTCATCCGGATCGATCTTCGGGATGCTAATGCATACCGGGGTCCCGGGTTGACATCTGCACCCGATCATGTCGTGAGCGATTTCGTAAATGGTTTCTCGATTACCATCGAGGATGAAATAAGTCATGACAGTTCCTTTCCGCAAAAAAAAGTGGGTTTCAAATGTGTACAATTTGTGTGACATAGGTTATACCTGTCTCTTATACACATCTCCGAGCCCACGAGACCGGAGCC